GACACTTCCTGCCCTAGTCCACTTGTTAAGTGACATTTTATTTATACAGGACCTAGGACAAAAATGCGACCTAATTCAAAAAAAATAGTTGCGTGACAAGCCGCTATCCATCCAGGGCCTAAAGGCGCCTGGCTTTCCGCGGCGGAACGTAAATTATTGCTGCATCAGGCTCCTGGTCAAAAATTAAATTGACGGGTCGTTTATAATTATCAAATTAAATTTGATAATTGCCTTCTAAACTTATAGATGCCCAATAAGAAAATTCTAAGGTATTAACCCATTGACGTTGATCAATATCAAAAAAGACTACATTATTTCTGATTGGGTGAGAAAAGCTCATAGTACAGCACCTGTGGGTAGATTTACAGTATTTGATGCTTGATTTTCTGCACGTTGTTGTAATTGATCTTCTACTTGACGTGTATGACTGGGACTGCTATCATTCATGATCAACAAATCATCACGTATGGATTGATTTTTCTTTTCAGTGCTGAGAATTTTAAGGAAACTGGTGGCCACCACTTGTGTATAATAGCTGAAGGGGTTGCTGCTTTTGCTTTCATCAAATTGGAGGCCCACTTGACTCAATTGCATGAGAGCCTGTGCACGCATCTCATCCAAATAACTGTAACCTCTCCAGTTGCCACGATGTCCATATCGTTCTACCAATTTCATCCACATGGCGCCCAGCTGGTTGGTTATTCTACCATGATCCAAGTTGAAATGTCCATTGATCAATCCTCCCTGCCAGTGACTTTTACCCACACAAATCCAGGTTTGATTTTGCCAAACATAATGTTGAAAGGGTGGAAACTGACATCTGATGTGTCTGTCAGCCACAGTTTTTGCTCTAGCTTGCTTGATGGGGTTGGAATCCACAGGCACGTGTTCGAACGTCATCAATCTCACAACTATTTCCTCAAGTGGGAAATCATCCACTGTCAATGTGCTTTCAAAACTTTTATTTTGGGACTGTTTCTTTTGTTCTATTTGATGGTCCATTAATTTTTTTTGTCTGGCTGCCTGCAGTGTGTCCATGGTCACAAGATCCAAACTAGTAGCAATAATGTCGTAATTTTTGTATTTGTCATCCACGAAACTGCAAAAAGTCAATTTGCTTGCGTGTATGGCTGCCAATAAATCTTTGTTGGTGAGATATTTTATTTTGGGTACAAGTGTGTTCATTAAATCTTTGCACAAGTAAAATAGTTTCAATGCATTGTGTTGACCAAACATTCGGTTTGTCAATTCTCCTGCAAAACTGGCTTTATCATTTCGAGCGGAAGACCACTGGCTTGAAAGCCAGCGGATGGATAGCGAATGGTATCAATATTGATCTGGAAGTTGCGCTACAAATATAGGATCTATCCAACCCCACAACAGGAACAACACATGCGATCTGTGGGTGGGTCAATACCTGGTACACTAGGAAGATTGTTGTGGGCGTGAACATATCACGTACTCACCCTAGAAGGTTAAATACCTCGAATTAAGGTTATGAGAGCCAATATAATAAGGTTGAGATATGAAACTTTTTGAACTGTTTGCTACTGATATTCTCCTAGAAGCCAAAGCCAGGATTGAACACCCAGAAGATCTTATATTCGATCAAGGATTATCTGGTGCCAAAACTGCTTTGCATATTTTGCATACCACAGCTGACCAACCTCAAAGCGTCAGCATCAAATTTGATGGAAGTGTGGCCTTGATAATGGGGTGGCGAGCAGATGAGTTTGTGCTCACAGACAAGGCAGGGTTTGGCGCCAAAGGTTATGATGGCATGACCACCAGTGGTGCCAGTATAGAAAACATGATCATGGCTCGCAAACAGAAAGACACCAGTCCACAGGCCATGGACAAGAGGAGTGCATATGCTAGGACTATTGCCAGCTTGTATCCCATTTTGCGCGCAGCTGTGCCTCGATCCTTCAAGGGATATGCACAAGCTGACCTGTTGTGGGTGGGAGTACCCAAAATAGTTGATGGCATGTATGAGTTCAAGCCCAACAAGATAGTCTATCGTGTGGGTGTGAACACAGAACTGGGCAAACAAATAGCCAACAGCAAGGTGGGCATGGTTGTGCACAGTATATTTGCCAACCAACAGGATGAAGAGCCAGACGCATTGCGTGACGTGGCCAGCTTGGGATGGAAAATTCCAGGAGATCTAGTTGTGGTACCACACGAAATAGAATTCAAACAAAAATTGGTGCTAAACAAAACGGATAGTGACAAACTGCAAAAGATCATCCAGACAAAGGGCAAAAACGTTGACAAACTTTTTGACCCACTTAGCTTGACAGATCGCAACATCAAGGCATTGCCCAATTTGATGAAAAGCTTTTTGGCCTACAAAGCAGGCAAGGGCAGCCAAGATTTCAGCAACGTTGCCCAAGAATTTGTGGATTGGCTGGCCAGTCCAGCCAGCAAAGCCAGCGCCAAAATGCAGGCCGCAGTGGGTGAATGGTTGAGCGCTAATCTTGCGGGATACAACGCCACCTGGCAAATAGTGCAGTTGTTGGTTGATTTGAAATTGGATCTCAAGAGTCAGATGGATCAACAAGTGGGCAACATAGTCGGTGCCCAGTTGGATCAGGCTCCTGGTCATGAAGGCTTTGTGAGTGTGACGCCTCAGGGTATTATCAAGTTGGTCAATCGTGCAGAATTCATGAAAAAGGACCAACCAGTCAGCGAAGCAGAACAAGGCAAGCATGTGAGCTGGGCATTTGGCAGGATGAACCCCCCAACTCTAGGTCACCAACATTTGGTTGATACAGTGGCCAAAAATGCCAAGGGTGGTGATTATTGGATATTCCTCAGCCACAGTCAGGATCCCAAGAAAAATCCTCTGCCTCATGCAGACAAAAAACATTTTGCACAAATGATCATGCCCAAGCATGCTCAACATTTTGATGTACCAGAAGATATCCGAACCTTTCTACAAGCAGCTGATTGGCTTTACAAACAAGGCTATCGCAGCATGACCTTTGTGGCTGGCAGCGACAGACTACCAGAATTTGAAAAACATCTCAATACTTGGAACAGCCAAGCTATCCGTGACAAAGCACCTTTGGAAATCCATGGACAACTGCAAACAAGACAACCTATTGAAATCAAATTTGCCAGTGCTGGTGAAAGAGATCCAGATGCAGAAGGATTGAGTGGGATTAGTGGCACCAAAGCTAGAGAGGCTGTGGCCCAAGATGATTTTGTTGGGTTTCAAGCCAGCACTGGACTCACAGGCAAGCTTGCGAAATCCATGTTTGATGCTGTAAAATCTCACATGCAGGCTGCCAAACCAGCCAAAACCAACAGAGTGAAAGAACAAATGATGGGAACCATCCCTGCACCTGAACAGGAAGATCACAGCAAGGGCACAATCGTCAAATTGAGATTGGCCAATGAGTGTGCCCAGCAATTATATGAATGGTGTCAACAGCACAATATCAATTGCATAGATCCACATGACTTTCACATGACATTGGTGTTCAGCCTCACTCCTGCACCTCAATTGAGTGATTTGCATGCAACCAGCACTCACATTCCTGCTAACATCAAAGGCTGGAAGATATTGGGCGAAAATACTCTAGTGTTGGATTTGGATTCACACATGGCTGATAGAATGCACCACAAACTGTTGGAATGCGGTGCTACTCACAGCTATCCTAGTTTTATACCTCACACAAGTGTCATGTATGGCTGGAATGAGCCCCGTGTGCCTCAACAAGTTCCAAATATGGAAATGATATTTGAGAGTGTGGAGGTCGAACCGTTAGACCCCAATTATGCAAAAACAACACAGCCAGGCAATTGATACCTGGCTGTAAATTCAGCTTATACCAGTCAATCTGGTGATTCTTTCAGCCTCTTCTCGATTTTTGCGGATATCTCCAGGCTTTCTAGGACTGCCGTCAGGATTGTTCTCTAGAGGCAAATCATGTACAAGTTTCTTGAATGCAGCAACTAGTTTGGCATTCTTGTGAATTGCGTCCTGCAAAGTTTCCACACTCAACAACGCATTCTTGTTGTATTTGGCACCAAACATTTTTTTGGCAATCTGATCAGGATCTTTGCTGATCAAACTTTCATCATCTCTGCGGATCAGTCCTTTTTGCCAACTGTATTTCATACCCAGGGCTTTGGCCACACTGCTCATCAGCAGGTTTCTGTCTGCACCAGTGTATTTGCTGTTGTCTCCAGCACTGAACATACCAAACTTCATCCATGTGGGATCATCATCAAACATCCAATCCACTTGAACAAATCCATTCGCAGCATCTCCCCGGATGGGTGTTAGGAAATGAACACTAATACCACTTTTTTTAATGTATTGTTTGGGATCCTGGTTGTTGTTGTGTGCCCATTTTGTCAAAATGTCCACCAGCTGCTGCTTGCTGATCTTGGTGGCATCCACAGCGATATCCAAATCACCCGAGCTGGCTTTTTTGCCCACGCTGCCCAAGGTCATATCCAGGGTAGGCAGTCCCGTTATTTTGTGTAACCAAACAAGAGTTGGATGGATGTCAGCCAGGTTTATTCTTTGCGTTAGAGGAGCACCATCAGGATTCTTGAATACTTGTCCTCCTTCCAGGAGATCAATTGTGGGTAATTCTTGTAATTTCATGATAATATATTTATGCAACGATTTAAGAGATCGTGTATAAATAAAGCAACGGCTGCTTGCTATCCAGAGATGAAAAGTACCCGGCTCTCCGTAGCCGGGTGCAATGCACTAGAATGGGAAAAATTGTAAGATATGACAAACTATATTTGGATTTTTAAAAATTTCACAGTCAATCCTAGCACTGATGGGCTAACCAATGTAGTGACTGCTATAGAATACATACTACAAGCTAGTGAGAACGACAAACAAGCATATAGAACCGGTGTTGTTTCATTGGATCCTGCCAATCCTAATGAATTCATACCTTTTGATCAAATAACCAGCGTGATGGCGCAACAGTGGTGTGAAGCCAAATTGCCTATGCCTATATTGTATGCAGAATTAGATCAAATATTGCAAGCCCAAAATTTGCCCTTGGTACCACCTCCATTTGTTCCAGTTCCTGTGCCACCACCTGTGCCACCACCTGTACCACCACAGCCAGATTCATCTTCCATGCCAGATGAAACTACCATATCAGATCCCTTAACAGAGACCAACAGTCCACAAACATAATCTCCTCATAGCCTCCTACTTGGCTGATTTCACCATCTTAAATACATGTTAGAGATGTACAAGGAACAACCATGCCCAGGTTTGGTGGATTTAATTTAGGCAACATAGGAGGAGCATTGGTCCGCAATGCCGTGGGAACCATTGCCAGTCAAATACGACCCAGTTTGCCTTTTAGTGAGCAAGACGGATACGGTTTTACAAATGCTAGTGTAGAAAACCGCAAAGTCAGTTTGCGAGCCAAAAGAGGCGCTGCTAGCAGACTGTATGGCAGTGGTATTTGTGCACCTTTGAGCGCAAGTGATGGACTGGTATGGCCCTATCAACCACAAATAACCTACAACCATCAAGTTATGTATAGTGATCTATCTGTTGTGCATGCTAATCAGGATTTTCATGTATTCAGCAAGGTTCCAGCCGTAAAACTGACAGTTAATGGATCTTGGAGTGTACAAAACCAACAAGAAGGGCAATATGCTATGGCAGCCCTACATTTTTTACGCACTATTACAAAAATGAATTTTGGTGACACAGACCCCAATGCAGGTACTCCTCCGCCCATATTATTGTTCAATGCATATGGGCCCTATGTGTTCAGTGATTTGCCAGTGGTTGTTAATAGTTTTAGCATGGATTTTCCGGAAGATGTTGACTATGTACAGGTACAAATTCAAGGAGTAAATTCATCCAACACCTCTGCACCCACTCAATTGAGTGATCTCATCCAAGTAGAAAGACTTCCCCCATTGCCATCTGAATTACAACCAGACGCCACAGGTAGACTGATTCCTGTAGGGTCCCCAGATGCTTCTTATTTCCAAACTCCTTTGAGATCCGTTATTCCTGGTAGAAATGGTGCAGTTCCTGGTACCACAAACACTGCTGCTGCTCTCAACTATACTGTGTGGTTGCCCAGTTTATTCAAGTTAACATGCGAGCTTACAGTGCAACACACTCCCAAAGATTTGCGATCCAGATTTAATTTGGGTAGATTTAGAGATGGTGCCAGCGATCAAAAGGATTTTATCTAATGGCCTTGGTGAATTACAACAAAAGCAGTCCCTATTATAATACCAATCAGAATAGCTATTATTTGGAATTTTGGAATGCTCCTTTGATTGCAGGCAATGCAAATGACCAAATTTTTGTTGTTACTGACCGTTATGTGAACAGACCAGATTTATTGAGTTGGGATGCTTATGGCACACCTAAATTATGGTGGGTGTTTGCCATGGCCAACCCCAATCAAATTCGCGATCCCATTGCGGATTTACAAAGTGGTATGGAGATTATTATTCCCAATAAAAATAGCCTGCAAGGGTTCATCTGATGAGTGGTAGTCAAACTGCTTTTCAAGCCCGTCAAGCAGCCTCTAGTGCAGCTCAAGCCGAATTGCGTTACAAACAAGATCAAGCAATAGCTGCACAAATATCTGATCCAGAATTAAGGGCTCAGGTTTTACAGGATGCACAAGCAAATTATTCGAGAGTTTTGAACACTAGCAATCAGCAGTTGACCTCGAGTAACAGCAGTGTGCCTGCTGTGACCAGTCAACCGGCCCAAATTGATTATGTGGATTTACAACGAGCCAGACGTGGAGACATAGTGTTGGAACCTGGTGAAGTTCCCACAATACAACCACCTTCCAGTTCTCCACCCAGTCTGCCTAGGACTTTGGATGATACGATACAAGATACTTACAGAGCTGCTCGAGAACCGCAAGCCTTTGACATAACAGAAAGAGTCAATCAGCAGTTGGGCGAACCACAAACACCGCCACCCATTACACAACAATCTTTTCCTGTGTCTGGACAAAGTCGCCCACCATCTGGCAACAACAGCAGCCTTGACAATAGTACTGATCGTGCTCCCCGGGCAGATACTATTGATGGCAGTGCTAGCCAAGCTGCTCCTCCCATGGAACAAGTGCCAGACAGCAGTGCCAGTAGAATCATAACCTCATTGCCATTAACTCTAGATCCGCGCCCTACCGGAACTGCTAGCGCAAACAATAGTCCCCCGCCTATTAGGCAAAACCCAGTTGCTCCTTTGTTCAATTTTGAACCCAATCAATTTAACACATATGATCGTGTTACCTACAGTTTCAAGTTGTTTATGGTCAATGATTTGGATGCCAAAGATCCAGATATAGCATCCAAAATACTCAATAATCAAATAAGAACTATTGTTATTGCACAAAGTGGTGTTACTGTGGGATTTAATATAACTGAAGTGTCCATAACAGACAGCTTGAGCGCAAATTTTCGTAGTCGCAGCAATCTCACCACTGATATTAATATCAAACTCACTGAACCTTATGCTATGACCTTGCCCGACCGATTGTATGCAGGCAGCAAAGTGTTGGGTATACGCAATTGGCGATTGGCACCCATGTTTTTGCAGTTGGAATTCAAATATATCAAAGAGGACGGTACTATCTACGTTCCGCAATCCAGTCAACAGTTGATCAAGCTTTATAGCTTGATGATTGTGGATTTTGACAGTCAATTGAAAGAAACTGGTGCAGAATATGACCTCAAGTGCAGTTCTCAGAACAACTTGGGCTTTAGAGATTTTTTTCAAATATTGCCCAACAGCCAAACAATCAAACTGTCAACAGCCAACACTGTGGAAGAATTCTTTAGGGAATTGGGCACTACAATCACTGAACTGAACAGAAAAGCCAGAAAGAATGCCAGCAGTAAAAGTGTACCCCCCAGTTTGGTAGAATACAACTTTACAGTAAGAGATTCCCTGTTGGCTCAACAAACAATTGACTACAGCCCACAAAAAAGCCAACGCAAAACCAGTTTCCAGGGAGGGCAAGGTGGCGAGGTAACAGTTGCCCGAGGGGTAGGCATAAGTGCATTGGTGGATGACATCCTCAGCAGCTTGACAGATCCAAAATTTTTTGTAGCCAATCAACAAGCAGGAACTTACAAAATACCCATCATTGAATGTATTACAGAAATAATTGGCTGGGACAACATACTCAATGAATATGTGCGTAGATTCAATTATGTGATTGGTATGAAAGAGAGTGCTCGACCTGTACCTTTCAAAGAAGTGGCTGAGCAATTTCAAGGCAAACAGGCGCAACAAATGCAAAGATTGCAAACCCTGAGTCAAAACATGAAAAAATCCTATGAATATTTCTATACAGGAAAAAATACAGAAATAATCTCTCTGGATGTAAAATTTAATCAACTGCATGTGATTGTGCAACCGTTGATGGAATTTCTACCCAATGTTCAGTTTGGTGGGGATACAAGCAAAGTAGATCCTAGAATACAAGCATTGAAAGACAAACAACAAGCAGAACAGAAGATCAAAGAAACTGCAAATTTGGACCCCTCACAGGTAGGAAGTGAATATCTTAAACAAGTGGAACAAGATATTGTTAGAAGTGAACAAATATTAGATCGTATCAACAATGAAAGTATAATACCTTTTGATTTAACTAGCGGATTGGCAGGATTTGTGACTGAATCATTGAATCCAGAACAAATAGTTGCTCTAGTACAACAACGGCAACAGTTGTTGGATATACGTACCAAGATCAACGAGCAAAAAAACAATAATCAATATGCTGAAGATATTCCTCGTCAGTTACAAGCCCTTGAATTGAGTTTCGCACCTGACCCACGTGACATGCAAAATACTCAAGTGCGTAGTGTGGCTGGTACTAGCCAAGCCGAAGATTCCAGTCAAAGTACGAGACCTATTGTGAGCAGCATACTCACACAAATTTATGATAGGTCAGGCAGTAATATGCTGGAAATTGACATGGAAATCAGAGGAGATCCCTATTGGTTGGGTGTTACAGATGTGGAACGTGCTAGAAACTTGATAAACATTATCAAAAACAATCAAGGAACAAATGCTACTACTGCTTCTCCCAACACAGGAAACTCATCCACCAGCAGTTCTAGTTCAACCAGCAGCACAAATTTTGTGCAAGTGTTTGATGCTGACAGCACTATATTACTGAGATTTAGAGCAGGAGCACAACCTGATAGTAATACAGGATTTCAAAAGCTAGATTTGGAAAGTGATTTCTTTTATGGCATTTACACGGTAATCCAAGTAGAACATGATTTCAGGGATGGCAAATTCACACAAAAGCTGAAGGGTGTGAGAGATACATTGATTGATTTGAGTACATTAAGAACCGCTGGGGTAGAAAACACCAATCCCACACAACCACAAACGGCGGGTAGACCTTCCACACTTCCAGCTCCAAGTGCCAACAATATTATTACGGCAACAAACACAACCACAGTCAGAGCCAGAACAGTGGGCAACTCTGGAATTGTGGCAGGACCTGTTTAACCTCCAAGAACAAGAGAAGCAATGGCCAACCTAGGAAAATTAAGCACACAACTGCCTAAAGCCTACAACATGGATCCCGAAGGTCGCCGAAGCACCTGGGACAAAATTTATGCAGGCTTTGTAAGAGATACCAAAGATGGTGCCCATATGGGTAGGATCAAAGTTTACATCCCTGAACTGTGTGGTAATGATGATGAAAAAAATTGGATAATGGTGGACTATGCCAGTGCATTTGCTGGGGCAACACCAGTCAAAGACAGTAGCAGTAATACAGGTGGAGGTCAACGCAGTTATGGAATTTGGGCGCCTGCTGTGGACGTGGACAACCAAGTTTTGGTAGTGTTTGTCAATGGAGATCCCAATAGAGGTATATATTTTGCCAGCCTTCCTCATTGGGGAGCACATAGACAAACTCCCAGCATACCAGGCAACAGTGTGCCTCCCAATGAAGCTAATAAAAGTGTGGGAGCACCACCAGCTGAAACTCCTGCACAAACAACACCAGCTGTGGGTACTGCTGTTCCTGCTGAGCCTGATGCAGCGGGCGGCAACAGCCCCCTGGCGCCCACTCAACAACGCAGTGGAACTGATCAAATACCAGCATTGGGCAATCCTACCCGCAGCAGTCACAACAGTTATGAAGTTTTTGGTATGAACACGCCGGGTGGCAACAGATTTATCATGAGTGATGCTGAGGGCGAAACACAAATTAGGCTGGGTACGCGCAACAACATACAACTGGTGCTGCACAACGAAACTGGTATAGCCACACTTATGACAGGAGATGGCAAAAGTAGGGTGGAATTACACAGGGATGGCGCTGTGTACATCTATGGGGAACTGAACATCAACATACGTAGCAAACAGGATGTGAACATACATGCCAACAAAAATGTAAACATTCAAGCAGGAAATTTAGTGCAGATCAAAAGCGACGCTAGTATGAAAATTCAAAGTGGAGATCGTATGAATTTTTACAGTTTGACCAATATTCACATGACAAGTTTGGGCGAACATCACAGATACAGCAATGGACATATTTTTGATACCAGTAGTCAAAAAATAAATCGTAGAGCAAATTTTGGCATAAGAGATACCACTAACAGTGGAAATATTGACATATTCAGTTGGGGCAGTATTGTACAAAACAGCGCCAATGATTTTGATATCAAAGCTGTCAACAAAATCAGTTTGCAAAGCACATTGGGCAGTATGCATCTCAAAACAAAAGACACTTTGAACCTTTTGGGTGAACAGAATGTAAACATCAAAAGCTCTCTCACTTTAAATTTACAAAGTGGTGAAAATATTAATGTGAAAAGTGGTGCACTCTTGAACATGGATGCTGCGGGTGCAGGTAATTTGCGCAGCAGTTCAACTCTAAACTTACAAAGTATCAATGCTAGACTGAACCTCAAGGGGGGCAACACTGTTGTTATAGGTCCCACAACAATCATAAACAGTGGTACTGTGCCCAATGCAGGGGCCGCAGAACAGGCAGACAACGCCCTAGACAGTGTGCCTATTGCAGAACAAGCAATTGCTGCTGTGATGGCAGATACGCCCACTACCTATAATAGAGTGGAAAACAATCCAGACAGCAGTGGGGCCGCAGGCACAGGCGGACCTGGTGGCGCAGGAGGAGGCGGCAGTCAAAGCGTGATCAGCACTATCACCAGTGAAACACCTGGACCTGAACCAGACACTACACGATTTATGAATAGTCCAGGCTATAGCGGTACTAATACTGTGGAAGTTGCTGAGGATGTCACACAAGGAATAAAAATTGGCCAAATTTTACCCAATCAAAGCACTCCTCTACAGACACTAGGATTTGTAGGTAATGGAGCTACCATTGGAGAAAGTGGCGTAGCACCCAACGACCTAGGATTGAATCCTCTTATATATGAGGCAGTTCAAGCAATTCAAACCACATACCCACGTGCTAGATTAAGTAGTGGTGTTCGTGCAAATGATGGCGCTAGCCAACATAGTTTAGGGAATGCAGTTGATTTTGTATTAGATGGTTTGTCTATCACTGAGCGAAGCAGTCTTATGCAAGAAATATCTACTGGCATTAGAACTGGAAATGGTCCTTATAGATTTATTCGTGGCATAGGTACTTATGATAGCACAGGTAGAATTTTACATTTGGATTGTAGACCTCGTAATAGTGCTGGTAAAACTAATACCATGGATGTATGGGGACCCAACTACAGCAGCAGCAGTGTGGGAGCAACCCCCAGTTGGTTTCAATCAGCAGTGGTGGGAATTACACCTGCACTACCAAAAAGTCAAACACCATCCACCCCTGGAGAACCAGCCCCTGCTAATAGTGAACCCTTGCGTTGGATAGGTACTGGATATGAAACTACTGGTCAACCCAGATACAGAACAGAACCTGTGACCAATTGGACATTCAAACCTGCCAATCAATTTCAATTGAGTGACACAGGGTTACAGGATATCAAAAATTTCGAAGGTTTGAGGGGACCAAGACCTGGTGACCTCACTGGCAAAAGATTTGAAAACGTGTGTGGTGGGCAAGACATGATTGGCTATGCTCATGTGATCACTCCTGCAGAAGCTCAATCAGGCACTGCTATCATAGAAGGCACAAGTGTGAGTTTGACACAAGTGTTGAGTGAAGATCTAGCATCCAAATTGCTCAAACAAGATATTCAGTCTGCTCAAGGATGGGTCAAATCAGCATGTGGTGATGTACCACTCACTCAACAACAATTTGATGCTTTGGTGGACCTAGCTTGGAATATTGGGCAGCAAAAATTCACAAACAGCAAATTGGTACAATTGGTCAAAGACAAGAATTACAATGCAGTCACCACAGAATTTATCAAATGGTGTCAAGCCTGTGGTGTAATAAGAGCTGATTTACAAAGCAGGAGAAAAGCCAATGCACTTAGATGGTGTGGAATTATGCGTCCTGAAACACCTGTGCCTGTGAGTTCAATTGCCGCAGATGGTGATGTAAGTCCTGTCGCTGGAAGTGGCAGTGCAGCCGAAGCCATGGCATGGTTCCAAAGTGCTGCAGGGGGTGGCTACAGCAAAGCACAAGCAGCGGGCATTGTGAGCAACCTGATTGTGGAAAGTGGTCTGAGGCCAGGAGCAAAAAATCCCAGCAGTAGTGCCAGCGGTATTGCTCAATGGACCAATACTGGTGGTAGAAAACAAAGAGTTGAACAGTTTTTAAACGTGCGGGATGTGAGAGAAGCAAGCTTTCAAGAACAGTTGAGAGCCATCACTTGGGAAATGAATGGGGCAGAAGCTAGAGCAGGTCGTCAGCTGCGTACAGCCATGGATGCAACCAGCGCCGCTGAAATTGTCTACAAATATTATGAAAGAGCAGGACCCAGCGACACCAGCGGACCCAAGAGAGTGGCCACAGCCCAACAGTTGTTCACCCGCTAGGTGGCACAGGATTGAAGGTGAGAATAGAAATATCGCTGGGTATGATGTTTTGCACATTGGCAGCCAATCCCAATATGGGTGTGGCTGCCAATCTCACAAAACTGCAAAAAGTGAAAGGTATATATTGCAAAAGTTCTTGAATTCCAGCCAAAAGTTTTTGTATTGCGTTAAAGAATGGCTTGACCAATTGCATCCATAACTCGAAAATCAAGGTGGGTATACGGTTGAACAAATCTTGTACAGCTTGTGTGACCCTACTGAAATCAATTTCAGGCAGTGTTAGGTTCCAATTGAATCCAGTCAGTTTAAGAATATCACCTATTTTCCAGGGGAACGGCCAAGGTATGCGACTGAGAATAGCGCCAAAAGAGGCTTGCAACAAATCCTTGAGATTGAAATTCAACAATGCATCCATGGCTCTCTGCATGCGTTCATATACACTCAAGCCCAAATTTTGCAAGCCTGTCCAGATTGCACCAAAAATTTGATCAAAACTGGGCACAGTGAATGTGGGCAACAGAGGGAATCCCAACAATTTCCATATTTGCTCAATGGGTTTGGTAAGCTTGGTGATAAAATTCAATGCAGTCCAGATAATATTGCTGAGCATTTTTTGTATTTCACTGAAAATGCGATTTATGATGTTGATCACATCAAAATCTGGCATGTTGAGTGTGAGGTCTCCATCAAATTCCAAGTTCCACGGCATACCTAGTGCCTGTTTGATAGTATCAATTCTAGCTCTTACTGCGCCAAAAATTCTAGCTCTACCTTCAGCAGTGAATACATCAGTAAGGTATACTCCACTGAGAAATGGTATGGGCACCTTGAGTAGATTGAAGATAAAACTCAATCCAGGAATTTTGCTGAGGATATCAATCAATTTTTGATGTAGATATAATTTGAACTCATTCCACAACGCTCGCAATCTTATATCAAATTCGTATTCAGGCAGTTGTATTGTGGAGAATAATGGGTCAGGCAAACTGAAATTCAATGCACCCATTATTCTTCTCAATGTAGCCAACAAGCTGTCAATAGAGGCACTGATTTTCTGTTGCAATTCCTCAGCAACACAATCCACAATTCCTCCCAATTGTGCAGGAATACTTCCCAATGCCCTACCAAAATCTGTAAGGTTGCCCAAATTGCCCATTATGTCATCAGTGCATTGAAACGTAGGCAAATTGACAGTCAAACTCGTATTTGCACATCTTGTGAATATTGAACCACTCATGCAGATATTTAAGTGAGATCAAAAACGCCAATCAAATTTTTTGATCCACAAGTTCCTATTTGACTGGTTCAAACTCAAGAATTCTCGTTCTATGTGCCACATGCGGTTCATGAATGGTTGACTGATTTCTGGATACCACCAACATCCATGTTTGTTGCGACTCCAAGGATATCGTCCCCGCATCCTAAAATGGTCCAAATAGTGGATGATCAACCATCTCAAGTTGATGCCGTCCTCCACACTGGGATTATTCCTGTCCCAAAAATCCGTCTGCAACCACTGCCTTATCTTGAGGCGCACAGGCAAGGGCACAAGTCCCAATGTGACGTTGACCACATTGCTACACCAAACCTTGCTGCTGGGATAGTGACTGGGATCAAATGGACATTGATATGTGTCTCGCCTAGCTGGTACAAGATGATCTCTGGTGCCCAGCCAGGGCAATATCCTGGCGTCATGGTTCCAGCCGTCAGGCTTGTTGTGAGGAAAGGCTGTCAAAAGAGTGCCTGTGAAAAAACACCGCATGTCCAGGTGCAAATCTATCCTGGACTCCACTTGTGTTTGTATGCGCCTGCTGGTATTTGTGCTGTTGATATAACTGGGCAGATCACAAACAAATGGGTCACTTGGGACGATATTGGGTTTGTGAACCACTCCAAACACTTGGTTGTCCAGACGCTCATGACGCTCAGCCTTGTGTTGACGATGTGCTTGCCTAGTTTTGTTAGCCCCCATGACTACACATCTTGTTGCCTGGTCATGGCAAAAATATCACGATCAGATTGGTCCAAAAAGGCAAACTCATAGGGCTTGGGCCAGTAAATATAATTGCCAGTTTGGAAATCCCATGATTGGGGATAAGAGCCACAGCAGTAGGACAACCAATTGAATACCTGGCGAGAGTGGTATGGGTCTACCAAGGTGACCTTAAACCGGTAGGGTGGGATATTGTGTAGATGCGGACACAAGAGTTGGCTGGACCATGGCACTTGATCACAGGCCCAGGTTCATGGTGCGCAGCTCATCATTGGTGCCACCGTCAATAACGTTGTTGGCAACTTCAGCCTTGGCTACAATAAGATCTGCAATCTCTTCCTCCACAGTCCCCTCCGCAACAAGAGAGTAGACAGTCACATTGTCCTGCTGGCCAATGCGATGCACGCGGTCCGCAGCCTGTACCAGGTCACCTGGCGTCCACGGGAGTTGGCAGAAAGCACAAGCGTTGGCCGCCGTGAGCGTGAGTCCAAAGCCAGCGCTGGCAATGTTGAGCACAATCACCCGCACGCTGGAGTCATTCTGGAAATCATCAGCAGCCTGGGCACGCTGTTCCAGACCCACGCCACCGCGGATCATACGCACACCCACGCCAGCAGCAGCCACACGCTGGTGGATCTCGTCCACCATGCGTTGATGATGTGCAAACACCACCAGCTTCTTGCCCTCTTCCACAAAATCCAGGATCCATTCCACCGCGCTATCCAGCTTGGCGTAGGCAGCAATCTCGCGGCACTTGTTAATGGCCACGATGGCCTCATCACTCTTGGCGGGGTTGCCACCATGGCGGATCAGGGTCTCCATGCCCTGCTTCCAGTTGCCAGTGCCTTCAAAAGCACCAGCCACACTGTCATATTCCGCACGGTCAAATTCCAGGGGCACCGTCACAAAGGTCTTGGGCGGCAGTTCACTGAGCACGTCCTGCTTGCGGCGGCGGATCATGACAGTGTCAGTGAGCACCTTGTTGAGCTCAGCTTCGTTGCTGCTGCCGGAGAAGTCCCAGCCAAAGCGGGTCTTGTGACCATCACAGTAGCGAGTGGCAAACTTGAGGAAACTGCTGAACTGCGGCATCCAACCAGCAAGGGTGCTCACCGTGCTCCACAGTTCAACCGGCCTGTTAACCATGGGCGTGCCAGACATCATGGTCACGCCATCCACGCCCTTGTGCACTACCTTGAACACGCCTTTCTTGCCCTTGACGGGCTCCTTGCCTGTGACCAGGCGCAGGATAGCATGCGTGCGCTTGGCCTGCGGATTCTTGATCTTGTGGCTCTCGTCCACTGCCACGTAATCGTAACCCACGCCTTCCAGGGCTTCCAGGTTACGAGCCACGATATCATAGTTGATCAGCGTAACATCAAAGCCCTTCTTGGGCGTCTTGCTGAAGGTCACATGCGGATACTGCTTCTTGAGCTGCTGGGCACGGGTCTTGGTGGGCACAAAGCCCACAATCAACACGCTGAGCTGAGTGCCCAGCATCTTGCTGATCTCGTTGCGCCAGTTGAGCATGAGCGTCTTGGGCATGATCACCAGCATGGGCAGGCGATGATTCTTGAAAGCGTAGGCCATCACCTGTGCTGTTTTTCCGGTGCCTGGTTCATCGCCAATAAGCGCATTGCCGCCCCACTTTTCCAGGTGCGCCACACCCTCAGCCTGATAGGGCTTGAGAGTGAAAGCAAAATTGTTGATCTTGGTGCTCTTGGGCAGAGTGTGCCAATAGCTGGAAACGCTCTCATGGAGATCAATGCCCATGCTGTAGGCCAGCTTGGTAGCTTCGCGCACTCGAGCAGGGGTAGCAGCAAATTCCAGCATAACTATCTCCTCGTTTCGTGAGCCCAATATAGCATGATCTCAGGTGTTGTCAACCAAAAAAAGGTGTGGCAAAAATGCCACACTTTACAGGTTGCGCAAGGCAGCTTCAAACTGAGCCAGCACCTGCGGATCAGCGTGGGCAATCACCAGCTTGCCAGCTTGGATATCCACACCCATGGGCTGGCCCAGGACCTCAGCAACCTTGCTGCTCTCCGCAGCCTCGCTCACGCCCGCCAGCTTGTTGAGCACACGGCCATGGAACACCACAAAGCGTTCCTCAATGTCAAATTCCCAAGCCAGAGCCACGTTCATGATCAGCACAATGCTGCTCTCATTCACTGGCACAGTCCAACACTTGCGATCAGCATCCCAGCTGGCCCAGAATTTCTTGCCCTTGTGCTCTCCACGGATGCCCTTGATAGCATTGACCAATTCACGGTCAAAGCTGAAAGTGAACACAGCCACCTGATCTTCGCTCACCAGCTTACGGTCAGCATGGGCAGGCTTGCCTGCAAGCGGAGCAGGAGTGCCCAAGGGCTGCTGAGCAAACGTGGGCTGGCGCAGCCACTCCTTGATGAAGGCTTCGCCCCCAATCTGGCGCCGATACTTGTTGATGAGCTTGAGGGCAGCTTGCGCCTGATTTTCAGTCCAGGCACGGTTACCTTTGGCTCGCTCTGCAAGGCTGTGGCCAAAATTGGTGTCCATCTTGCTGAAGCCAGCGCCGTCCCAGGTGCTGGCACCGTTGCACATGCCTGCCAATGACTGGATCATGCGTTCGGCAGTCAAACCCTGGGGGTTTACGATCCAATTGTCCACGCAACTCTCCTCGTCTTCTGAGCCCAATATAGCACAATCAGGAGGCAAGTCAACCATTATTTTCCAAAATTTTTCAGAGCAATTTCAAGGCGTTCTGCCTCCTTGAGGGCAGCGTTGATGCTCGTATAGGTCTTGCCCTTGAACTTGACACGGCCACGCAGGAAATTGATATCCAAGGCCCAACCATGGCGCAGGCAGAGATCAATCAACATATCTTCGTTGGTCATCATCACCTCTTGTTCACGGTCCTATGATAACTTATGCCATCCTGATGTCAAGCCAATTTGGCTACTGCTGGTGGTAGTTCACACATGAGGCTAGAGCTGCCCAGGCGGAAAACTATTCCAACAAGGACGCCCCCTGCCAAACAAACTGTAAAATATGGCTTGTCGAATCAACAGGCCATTGCCAATTTGTTCAAAATATTTGGCACGATGATCGGTATCCAAACTCACAGGCAGCTCATTCACTCGAGGCAATGGATGCATGAGAATCATATTTGATGATGCCCGTTGCATGAGTTCTGGGGTGATGGAATAGTTGTGTATGCTGTCCAACAACTGTGGGTCATTTATTCTTTCTTTTTGTACACGCGTCATATACACCACATCTACCTCACCAATACAGTCACTCAAATTTGTGAAACATTGGTCTTGGCTGATCATTAGATCGGAAGGCATTTCAAATCCTGGTGGACTGACTAGGTAGATTTGAGCTTTATACAATCTTAACAATTTGACCAGGCTATGAACAGTACGACCATGATGGAGATCACCCACTAATGCCACTTTTAATGGTTTGTGTAATTTTTTGTGTTTGTAAATTGTATATAAATCCAACAAGGCTTGAGTAGGATGTTCACCCACTCCATCTCCACCATTAATAATAGGCACTCGGCTCACAGCAGCCGCACGTTCTGCACTGCCCTTTTCTGGATGTCGCAAAACGATCACATCACTGTATTGTGCCATGACTTGAATTGTGTCTTCCAAAGTCTCACCCTTGCTAACACTGCTGAAACTCACATCATTGATGGGGATTACACTACCGCCCAATTTACTCATAGCACTAAAAAATGAACTGCTGGTTCTAGTGCTGGGTTCATAAAATAAATTTGTACACACTGTGGTTCTATCAATTTGATAATTTGATAGACCATCATTAGAGATTCTATCAGCTAATGAGAACAATTGTCTGATAGATTCTTTATCAAACTGATCCACGCTAATCAAATGTGACATTAGTCTTCCTTTTCCCATGGAAATACTATCCAACTGGGATCCACCTGTTTGTTAATATTCATCCCAAAAAAATCCACAGTTGTTGTACTGCCTTGATTGTTGACAAGAGTGGCAATTTTCACATTCTGTTTGTGTGTAATCGTTTTCATTATAGTATGTATAGTAGCACCACTATCATTGATATCATCCACAATCAACACAGGATAACCAATTATAGCCCAATTGTTGATCTTGTGTACGTTAGCATCATTATGCGTGTTGTGATCTCGCAAACTAATGTTGATGGAATCCATTTGGCAATCAAAATAATGACTGAGTATGACTGCTGGAATGAGACCACCTCTAGTAACGCCCACAATCATGTGAGGCTTCCACTGGATTTGAGTCATTTGATCAATAATTGTTTGCACGTGATCATACACATGATGCCATGTGAGGAAAATTTTGTTCATATTTCAAGCATGAACTATATCTAGAGCTGTGTCAACATTGTGTATTCTTTTTCGTGAACTATCACGGCGTGATAGTTCACGACTGGGCAACCCCTGATTGATACGATCAAATGATGCCCTTGGAGTTGACAGTTGTAGGTCATTGCATGAGTTAACCAAGCCCAGCCGGCATCTGCCATGCACAGGGTGGCGGGGTTAATTGCCGCTATCCATCCAAGGGCTCTAGCACCCTGGCTTTCTGTGGCAGAATATAACACTTGATCTTATCTGATTATTCAAAGTAAATAATGGTATAATGGCGATTACAACAAGAACACGGCTATTTGTGGGCTACAGTAGCGTAGACACAAGTATCAAACAAACTCAATATACAGATTTAGATCTGATTAAACGAGATCTTATCAATCATTTTTATACACGTAAGGGTGAGAGAGTCATGATGCCTACTTTTGGTAGTATAATATGGGACATGATTTTTGAACCCATGACTCCTGAAAATATTGCTATCATAGTTGATGATAGTACCCAAATTGTAGCACAAGACACAAGGATACAATTGCAAAGTATAAATCTGGTTGAATATGATCATGGTTTGCAACTGCAAATGAACATAAGTTATCAACCTCTGAACATCGTGGAATCTTTTAGTTTAGATTTCGACCGTAGAACTATGGAAATCAACACACAATGAGTCAAACAGTACGCCAAAACAATCTTTTTGTAGCTCAAGACTGGACTGTGATTTATCAGGCCATGAGCCAAGTGAATTTTAATAGTTACGATTATGATACAATCAGACAAAGTTTGATTGAATATATCAGAACCAACTATCCTGAAGATTTCAACGATTGGATCAGCAGCAGCGAATTTGTGGCTATCATTGAAATGCTGGCTTATTTGGGTGCTAACCTTGCTTTTAGGGTGGACTTGAACACACGAGAGAATTTCCTGTCTACTGCCACCCGTAGGGAAAGTCTCCTGAGACTGGCCAGATTTCTCAGTTACAATCCCCGGAGATGTTTGGCAGCACAAGGGTTACTCAAACTCACTCAGATTAAAACCACACAAACCATTTATGACAGCAACGGTGTCAATTTGCAAAATCTAACTGTAAATTGGAATGACACTGGCAATCCTGATTGGTTAGAGCAATTTATTCTAATTTTGAATGCAGCTTTTCAACCCAGCAATCCTTTTGGTCAACCAGTCAAGAGTGGCACAGTAGGCAGTGTGGCTACAGAAAGATATGATTTTAACAATACTGACACCAACAATCTAAGTTACAAATTCAACTCAACTGTCAACGGTACATCCATGGACATGGAATTTGTCAACAGTGATTTTGTTGCTGGCACAAGCACTGGTAGCACTCTCTCCAGCAATGGATATTATATGGAAAAAATTCCAAATATATTCAACAGTTGGAGCCTGTTGTACCGTAGAGACGGTAATGGCAATGCCAGTGTTAACACAGGCTTTTTTACAGTGTTCAAACAAGGAACCTTGGACTACAGTGATTATAATTTGGGTACTCCTGTGCCCAATAGAGTTATTGATGTGGGTGCTCTCAACATCAACCAAAATGATGTGTGGGTGCAAACAGTGTCTGATGCAGGTCTACCTCTGCTGGATTGGACCAAAGTACCGGCTATTGTCAACAGCAATTTGGTCTACAACAATGTGGAACGATTGACTAGAGACATTTATCAAGTTGTAACTAGAGACAGCAACGGTAGTGACAGTATCAGCATTAGATTTGGTGATGGTAATTTTGGAAATGTGCCAGTGGGTCGTGTGAGAGTGTACTATCGAACCAGCAACAATCTCACGTATGTGATCCAACCCCAGGATATGAATGCTATTACGCTGAGCCTGAGTTATCAAAGCGAGTTGGACACTCTGCAAACACTCACCATGCAATTTAGTTTGCAATATCCTGTAGCCAACAGCCTGGCGAGGGAAAGTGATGATAGTATTAGGCTTAGGGCACCAGCAGTTTATTATACACAAAACCGTATGGTAAATGGGGAAGACTATAATGTATTCCCCTTGCAAAACAGTCAAGTGCTCAAGCTCAAAAGTGTCAATCGTGTTTATAGCGGTCAAAGCCGATTTTTGGATATAACTGATCCCACTAGTAAATACAGTCGCACACAAGTTTTCAGTGATGATGGTATATTATACAAACAAATTGTCAATACCAGTCAACAAATTCCTTTGATCAACAATCTCAACACCAACCAAATTATCGAAAGCATTATACAACCTTTGTTGCATGGGGGCACGGATATACAAAATGTCAACATTGCATTGCGTGATTTTTACCTCAGTTACTATACCTGGTTGCCAGGGGGTGGAATTTTTTGGCGTCCATCAGGTTCTAGTTTGCCCAATGCCAGTCAAGGACTGTTCTATGCACAAAGCAACAATACTCCCACAGGTGAAGGTACCGCAGTGTATTTGCCTAATTTGGAACGTGGTCTTACCACAGGCAGCTTGGTTCAGTTCACGGAAGGTGGTTGGGCTAGTGTGGTCAACCAGGGCAGCAGCGAATTGGGCATTTATGCAACCATAATCAGCAAACCCATTGGCGAATATCTCTTGGGCAGCAGTACACAACGTAACGTGGCACTGCAAATTATACCTCCTCTGAGAGTGAGTCTCAGCACATCAGAAAAAGACGACATCAGCAATGCATTGCAATCCAAAAGGAATTTTGGTTTGAGATACAACATACAAACTTTGACTTGGCAAGTGATTGACAGTCAAGATTTGGCTATAAATGCCCCATTTAACCTTGCCAATACAGGTAATACTAGTAAATCTAATGTGGATGCCAGTTGGCTGGTGCAGTTCTTGTATCAAGCCAACAGTGGGTGGCAAATAACCATGCGGGGTCTGCACTATATGTTTGAGAGTGTAAGAGAAGTGCAGTTCTATTTTCTCAACAATCATCCAGTTGTAGATAATGTAACTCTTACGAGTGCAAGAGACAACATACGCATTCTCAAATACAACACAGGCAGCAACAACCAGCAGCTGACCACAGATCAATATTGGGCATTACACAATATCAGCACCAGTATAGATGGACAAATAGATCCACGTATTGTGCGAGTAGTATTTTGGGACAGCAATAACGATAACATAATAGACAATCCTCTTGTTTTTGAAGATTTGGTGCCCCCTAATAGTTTGGTGTTTTGGAAAAGCTCTGTGGCTGAGGGTTCACAAATCTGGCAACCAATTCCAGGAGTGGATTATATTGTGACCTTTTTGGCTGATCTTTCCACCACAGTTCCTGTTCCCAGTGTGGGTAACATAGCGTATGTTACAAATCCTGGTGTGTTCTTGGAATGCGTAAGTATAAATCCTCTCAGTTGGAAGGATGTAAGCACCAATTACAAAGCCCTAGTAGGCAAATCCCACATCAATTATTGCTGGCAACACTATGCCAACAGCCAAAAGCGTATTGATCCTGCTATTATGAATGTGATTGATGCGTATGTGCTCACAAACAACTATAATACTGCATTACGCAATTGGATCAGCAAATCACGGCCAACTGACACACAACCACAACCCCCCACACCAGAGGATTTGCGCACATTATTCCAAGAGTTTGACAGTTACAAAATGATGACTGATCAAATCATTTGGCATCCTGTACGTTATAAGTTGCTGTTTGGCAATCTAGCTGATCCACAACTACAAGCAATTTTCAAAATTGTTAGAATATCAGGCAGCACAATAACTGACAGGGAATTGAAAGCCAGAGTAATACAAGCAGTGGATACTTTTTTTGACATTGCCAATTGGGACTTTGGACAAAGTTTTTATTTTACAGAATTGGCTGCATATGTGCATCAACAAATGGCCAACCTGCTCAGCAGTGTTGTGATTGTACCCACCAGCAGCAATAGCCAATTTGGGGACCTTTTTGAAATCAAATGTGAACCTGACCAACTTTTCATCAGTGCTGCCAGAGTTACTGATGTACAAGTTGTGCAAAATTTATACCCTTCTGAATTGAGAATCAATACATGACACAAAAACCACGTCGCATAAGTGAATTTTTACCTGAAGTGTTGCAAACTGACCTGTTACAGAAGTTTTTTGCAGCCACTGGGGACCAACTTTTTCAACCAAGTAATGTGGAATATCTAAGTGCCTTTGTGGGGGAAAAACCTCCCTATTATAAACCCACAAGTGAACAGTATGTGGCTGAAATCAACAAAAATAGGCGAGATTATCAACTGAGCCCCACAGCTGTGAGCAGAGATATTATCAGCAACGAAGTCACCCACACATTGTTTTATGACGATCTCATCAACAAATTGCGATTTCAAGGTGGGCTTGTTGATGATCATAATAGATTGTTTGAAAACGAATACTACAGTTGGGGAGCGCCTCTCAATTGGGACAAATTTGTCAATTATTCCAACTATGTGTGGTTACCACAAGGACCCACAACCATTGAATTGCTGAGTCCTACCAATGCACAAGTGGACGTAATATCAAATATATCCTATGCTTATGTGGGCAATTACAGTTATCCTGATCCCCAAGACCCTGAACTCTTGGTAATCAAAAGTGCCACAGTCAACAATCCGTTGGTTTTTGTAAATGGTATGAAAATCAAATTTCTAGTGGATGCAGACGTGCAATCAAGATCCATAAGTTGGATTGTGGAAGGGGTAGGCACTAGCATAAGATTGGTCAGTGACAACATACTCACATATTTGGCCTGGGAAAATCCTGTTGATTATGATACAACACCTTGGGATAGTAATAGTTTGCAAGACTCTCCCACCTATGTGGTCATGGGAAGAGGCAGTGCTAATGCTAATCCTTGGAGCCTACAAAATCGGTGGTTTCACAAAAGAGTGCTGGAACTAACCCAAACTGCATTGCCTGACAGTGTTTCCAGCAGTGCACAACGGCCTATTTTGGAATTTGATTATGATCTCAAGCTTTTTAATTTTGGCACTAGACACAGAGGATTTATAACCCTTTTGGATACTCAAAGCCAATTTTTAGATCAAATAAATGGCCAATGGGTAACTACCATTGACAATTCCAATGGTAACAGAACGTATTTGCAAATTGATCAATTGACTTTGGATGACGATCAGATCATTTTGTTTACAAATCTTAGAAATCCAGAACGAAACAACAAACTCTATCGTGTGACCAATGTAAGGAACAGCAGTAGTATATCAGGAGCACAAACAAAATTAGGCCAAGTTGTATTGGAGTTGTTGCCCAATCAGATAGACCCACTGGGTGATCCTCAACCAGGTGACGCAGTGACCATCATGCAAGGAGGCACGTGGCAAAACACCTGTTGGTGGTATAATCCAGTCACAAGATCTTGGCAGCAGGCACAAAACAGAACATTACCCACAAATGTGGATCCCACTAGTAGTGCATATAAATCAGCACTCAACAGCAGCCCATTGTTTGATCTATTCAATACAAGACAAGAATACCTAGCCAATCCTGCTGTGTATCCAGCAAACAATTTTGCAGGCTGCACTATTTTTGAATATGCTCGCAGCAGTCAAGGTGTTATAGATCCTGTGTTGGGATTTATTCCTGTTGTGGAAAATGCAGGAGCTAGGAACTTTGTATTCAACAATACACTGTGCAGCCAACAGTGGATATACAAAAACAACAATGCACTTGAGACTGTTCCTGGATTGAAATTTTATCAACACCAGTCTGATCACAATGTTTCATATGGTAACAATTGGTTTGTCAGCAGTCAACCCAGTCGTCAGTATGTGGTTAATGAATTTGTAAGTAAACTGGACCAGCAAACATTTGTGATTGATCAAGCACCAGCATTGCAAGAGAGTGCTCATGATCCACAACTTTTGACAAATGCTGTGGGAGGCGCAATGCCTATCACAGTCAGCGTGGGCACAAAAACTCTTGTACTCAATCAAGACTACACAGTTCAAGGCAATGCTGTATTTTTGTTTGAGCCTCTCCTAGCTGATCAATTTGTTAGGATTCGTAGTTTTGCTGTACCAAACAACCAAGCCACAAATGGATACTTTGAAATACCCAGCAATTTGGCGGCCAACCCCAACAATCAAGCCATACTCAATATTAGTTTTGGCAATCTATTACCACATTTGCAAACTATCATAGATAATCAACAAAATTTGTCTGTTTTTGCAGATGTGTCTGTCACAACAAATTATGATAATCTAGCACAAGATCAAAGTTTGGGCACAGTGATTATACAAAGTCGTGCTCCCATGCTCAAGCTCATGGGCATGAATGCCATTGAGCAAACAACAGTGTTTGATACTACCAGCAGTGTTTTGGATCCCATCACAGCCATTCAGTGGGCACAGGCAGAATATTTGCGGTTTTACAACAAATTTGTAAACACGTTGATGTACCTTTATAACAATCAAGGCAACCTAAAAGATCAAACAGCAGGTGGTTGGCTAGATCAAGCATTGGCCATAATAAATGTGGGCAAAACACGCTCCAGCTCTTGGGCCAACAGTGGCTTTGATATCCAAGCTGGCAGTTATTGCTCACAAAAGAGTCAGACTCCCACTTGGATTCCAGCCAGTGCAACTAGATTGGGATTAACCCCTGCTTGGGAACCCCTGGTATTTTTTGATACTAGCCAGCCCAACATGCCTTTGAGCATGAGAACACACAATGGTGCACTAGTAGTTCTCAAAGATTACAACAATGAAAATTTGGGTACCATACTCAACAACCAACAACAAACTAATATACCCGATGCTTTAAGTAATCCAGTAGCACAAGCATGGCTGCTGTTTGAAAAGTTGTTGTATGATAATTTGCCAGCATCTTACAAAAACAAGGAAAGACAACTGCCTGTGGATCCGCGCACTATCTTTAGTGGGAAATACCGGCAAACCAATTACAGCCGCACAGATCAATTAAAAATACAAAGTGCACAATGGCAATCTTGGTTGACGTTAAATCAAGTGGAGGCGTTCAAAAATACTACTTTTGATGTGACTGATCCCTTTACTTGGAACTATAGCAGTTGTGTGGACAAGCAGCAGCAACCAGTACCAGGACATTGGCGCGGGATTTATTTTTGGTTTTTTGATACTGATCAACCCCATCTGGCACCCTGGGAAATGTTGGGATTCAGTCAACAGCCCATGTGGTGGACACAAGAATATGGTGCAGCACCTTATACAAGTGGCAACCTTCGTATGTGGAGAGATCTTGAACAAGGAATCATACTACACGGACCCAGAGCTGGTGTACACACTGTGTGGGCCAGACCAGGGTTGTTGGATAATATTCCTGTAGATACTAGCGGTAATTTGTTGCCTCCATTTTTGGCTGGAGTAGTCACCAGTCTGCCCACTACAGTTCTGGCAAGTGCGGATTGGAAATTTGGAGATCGTAGCCCATTGGAGAATGTTTGGTTAACCCAAGTAACTTGTGATACTTTATGGGCGCAATGGACATATCTTGCCAAACCAGCACAATTCATGGAATATAATTGGGATGGAACAAGACAGGAACAAATCCTTGCACAACAACCAGGATCGCAGTGGATCTACACTGACATATTGGACAGAAAAAGCAGCAGTGAATTTTTGGTTCATAGAGAAAATCCACAAGATGTTGTCAGTTTACCCAACCCCTTGGACTTGGATTATTATGGTAGTTGTGGCATCCAGCATTGGATTAGTGAATATCTCATAAATGACAGCAAAGATGTTACTGTGTATTTTGGCAATATAATAAGAGGTATGAATGTAAATCTAGCCTATCGTTTGGGCGGGTTTACTGACAGCCAAAGTACTCGCATTTTTGTGGAGAGTTTTGGTATCAACAACAATAATAGCCTGTTGATTCCGCAAGAAGATGTGAGTACTGAATTGTTGCGCAGTGCCAGCACAGGTGAATATGTTTACACTGGTGTAATAGTGGAATTTCAAGGTATTGGTGTGGGTTGGAGAGTGATTGGTTATGACCAACTAAATCCATTTTTCAAAATAGTAGCAAGTGACACCAAAGGTCCCAAAAACACTGTTGTGATTGATAATCAGCGAGTTTTTGAATACAGTAGGGGATTGGCACATACACAATTGGTAAGGTATGGTACAGTATTTGCCACACGACAGGAAGTTTATGATTTCCTCATAAGCTTGGGTAGAGCACAACAGATGGATGGTTGGTTGTTTGATCAATACGACGATGTAGCGGGTAGACCTCGTAATTGGAGTTTGAGTGCTAGAGAATTTTTGTTTTGGAGTCAAGGACCTTGGGCAAGTGGCACATACATAGCTCTCAGTCCATTGGCTACATTAGCCAAATTTGAAAAAGATTATGGCGTAATACAAAATGTGGGCGGATTGGTTAATGGCGCATATAGTATACAAGATCGTAGCGGTGTTGCTATTCAACTACAAGACGTTGATTTTTTGCGTATTGACAATAAGATCAGTGTCCGGCCACTCAACAGTCAAGGTATTTTTGGATTAAGGTTGTATACTACAACCTTAGAACATGCTTTGATAGTGGCTAACAGAACAATTTTCAATGACCTTATGTATGATCCTGTGTTGAACCAAAGACAATATCGTGTGAAATTTTATGGATATCGCACGTTGGATTGGAATGGAAGAATGAATGCTCCTGGGTATTTGGTCACACAAAGTTTACAGCAGATCAACAACACTGTTAATGTGATCAACAGAATCATACCCAATTTTGAAAAAAGTGTAGAAGATTTGCGTAAACTTTTCGAAATAGATTTGGCTACCCCCTATCAGTTGGCAGACAATAATCAAACACTTACTAGCACAATCACACAAAGCCTTCCCATCAATTTAAGTGTCATGGCCAAAAATGTAGTAGGTTATACACCTAGATCCTATCTCACACAGTTGTTGACTGATCAAAATATTGCTTTTCAGTTTTATCAGGGCATGATCAAACAAAAGGGTACTAGACCCAGCATAGACAAATTGTTACGCAATAATCAAATATTAGCCAGTGATCAAAACTTCGAATATTATGAAGAATGGGCATTTAGGTCAGCGGTTTATGGAAACAATTTGGACAATAGTAGTATAAGCATACTTCTAGACAATACATTAGTCAACAGCAATCCTCAATTGTTTATGATATCTGGACCTGGCACAAGCGATCTACCCAATGATGATGTATATACTATCTTGACAAATGGCAACAATGTTGTGCAAAAGAGCAACAAATTGGGTAATTTCAAATTACGTAATTATTATGGTTCAAACAGCAATGACCTACCCACTGCTGGATATGTGTTGTTGGACGAGACAACCTATACTGTTGTGTCAGATCAAGACTTGCAGAACTTGTATTCAGAAACTACAAGTAAATGGATCAACAATCAAATAAGCAGGAATATTCAAGCAGGTGACACTGTATGGCAGTTGATCAACAGTCAAACCACATGGAATGTTTATAAAATTTGTCAACCCACATGGAGTATTAGTGCAACCACTCCCAGTGATATTGATATATCTATCACACAAGTGTCCACAACCAGTGCTCACAATCTTGTGTCTGGGGATCGAGTAATTTTGTATGGTGTTATCAATGCAGGCACAGTAATTGACAATACTTTTGTAGTAAATGTGATTGATCAACTGACCTTTGAAATCCAATTGACTACATCCAACATTGGTAGTGGAGGCACAGCCCTTGTATATCAAAGTATAAGATTTGCCAACACACAACAACGGGATGATGCATTGATTGCTGGAGGTTGGCAAACCAAGGACCTTGCTTATGTGGATGGTACCAGCCTGGATCCTTGGAAAGTATATTCATACACGGGTACAAATTGGCGTGTGCTGCGAGAAGAAAACTACAAAGTGGATCCCGAATATGTGGAAGCCAGCTTTTTGTATGACATTGTCACTGGTGTTACACAAACGCAATGTGTGTTGCTGGATCCAGTCAAAAATAAATTGCCAGGAATTTTTGATCAACAAATTGGTTTTCGCACACCTTATGATCCTGCTCAATACACACATGATCCCAGTCAAACAGTGGGTACCAATGCCCTGGATGCTTGGGGTAACGATCAAGTGGGTATGGTTTGGTGGGATCTGAGTAAATTACGATTTGTGGATTATGAAATCCATACTGCAAGTTATAGACGACAAAATTGGGGCAAGGTGGCACCAGGAACCAGTGTTGATATTTACGAATGGACCAGAAGCACTGTGCCTCCGCAAGATTGGCAAGATCTAGTCAAAAGTGGCAAGGATTTGAGTGCCATTGGTACCACACAAATGCCCAGTGGTCAGGCCAAAGATCCTCAAGGTGCTTATGTGTTGGCGCAGCAGTTGAATAGTTTGAATCAGTTGCAAGATGTATTTTATTTTTGGGTAAAGAATACAACAACTGTTCCTGATGTCAGTTGGCGTACATTAAGCACCAGTGTGCTGGCAGACATAATACAAAATCCACAAAACACAGGCCAAAGTTGGTGGAGCCCAGCCAGTGCCGATCATGCATTGTTGGGAAATGTGGGCAATCTGTTGATCAACAATCAGAGTGTTTGGCAATTGAATTGGTTGGCCAATCAACAAACTCCTGTGGTGCACAAAGAGTACCAGCTTGTTCGACCCATGGACGCTCTCAGCAGTCCCACAAGTCAACTGTGGAATCATTTGAGATACAGTTTGGTAGAATATAATCAGTTCAATGATAGTGTGCCTTATTTGCGATTGCCTTTGAGTCAAAGATATGGGATTCAAAATCACCCACCACAAACCATTTTTGCAAACACCTTGAGCGCAAGACAGGCATTTGTAGAACAAGTGAACACATTGCTAGCCAACAGCTCACAACCCAGTGTGAGTGACCCCAGCAGAGTGGGTTGGCAGCCGTTTTTTGATCTTCAAGAGCCCATACCACCACAAAAGATTGTGCTGGCCAGTTGTGTGCGTGGCACTACAGAAAATCTTGATGCGTGGTATACCAATAGCAATGAGGGTATAGGTGCCCAATTAATAGGCAAGAATACACAGTTGTTGATTGTGGATCAACTGTATGTTCAGGTAGGTGATAGATTGTTGATCAAAAATCAAAAAGAGCCACAGCAGAACGGAATTTATACAGTAATTCATCCAGGAACTCTAGTGTATGATGGGGTCTGGCCTACTGGAAATGGCAGAGTGAGTTTCACGGTGGGATCAACAACTTATTTGCCCAGTCAAGGTCAATACATTTTGAAGCAGAACACATTATATGTTATCACTGATATTGGCTCAGCTACCACAGAATGGCAGAGACAGGAAATTGCTGGCAATGTGCTCAACGACCCCAAACTCACCAATTGGGTTTTGGAACGAGCAAGTGATTTTGATCATTCCAGCAAACAGATCATAAACACTGAGGTATCAGTGTTATCTGGCAGTCAGACACACATATACTCTTGCCAACCATCAGGTGTATATGCACAAGATATTCAATTGATTGATGGTGGGCAAGGTTACAACGTGAATGACCTTATTACCATTACCCAGGTAACCAGTTATACGCCTGTAAAAATCCTTGTTACTAGTGTTTCCAGCACTGCTATAACGGGGTTTGAAATACTGGACAGAGGAAATATTCGAACTGTGAGTGCTGGGCGAATATGTAATACTACCTGGTATCCAGATGCATACAATAGTGGTATAAATGCTAGATTTAGTGTTCTCTGGAGTGGAAACAAAGGTTTTGCAGTTGGTACATCAGTCATTAGTTTTCTACCTAAACCAGCGCTTACAACCTGGGATCAACAGGTGGAAAATTTAGCACAATTGCTGGAACTCAGAAACAAAGTAGTTCCTGGAACTAGGGTCTTGGTTGCATATACCAATCTAGAAGGCGTGATCAGTGCAGGCAATGATACACAAAACAGATGGACCATTTGGTTATGGCCCAATGTGTCAGCGCAAGATTTTGTTTTGATAAGAGTAGAAAGTTATGTGGGTAGTTTGGTGTGGGGATTGCAAGATTGGTATGCTGCTGGGTATAGTTCACAAACCATTCCTGATTTGGTTTTTGAAACTCTGCAAGATAGAGATCAATACAAGAACTTCTCCAAATTAGATATTGTTAGAGTCAACAATACAGGATCTGGTCTCTGGAGCTTGTATTTGTATGTGGCAGTAGACTTCACACCTTGGCTGCTTGTGGGTCAACAAGATGGTACTGTGGTGCTGGAAGACACATTGTATGATTACAGCAAATATGGCATGGGATTTGATGGCAGCGGATTCAACCAAGACTATCAAGGTTGGGAATACGACAGTCGTCAAGAATTAGATCATATCATACAAGGATTGTGGCCCACAGCGGAAGGCACACAAGGATTATTGTTGATAGACAATCAGACAAATGAAGCCAACACATTGTGGTTTACCATGCTCAATAGAGTATTTAATGAACAAACTTTTGTGGATTGGGCATTCAAAACCAGTCACATTAATTTACAGGGATTTAGTACTCAGCTGACAGCTAGCCCGTTTTTCCAGCCAAGTACGTTGGACAACATACTGCAATACGTAAATGAAGTCAAACCCTATCATGTGAAAATTCGGCAATTGGTGGAATGGAAAAAAGCACAAGACAATTATGATAGTTCAAGCACAGACTTTGACAAACCACCCTATGTTGATCCTGTACAAGGCACAAGAATCTTGAATGTGCAGAGTGCCATTGATCAAGTTATTTTGCAAAACAATGCAGCTTACAAGAATTGGTACAGCAATTATGTGACCAATCCGCAAGTGGTGAGAACAATCAAAACTCGGTTAGTGTTTGATAGAGTAAGTTGTCAAGCTGCGGAATGGTACAATCAAGAAATTGATCCAGTAGAGCTGTATGCCTTTTTAAATCAGCCCACTGATCAATTCATCACTAGTTTGCGTGAATGGCTTGCAGTATTGTATGATACACAAATTATTGTGGGTTACAAGGTACAAGTGAAAATATTCAGTGAGATTATCATCCGTAGAAACAATCAAACGAGTGTTGATCCATTGGAAAATTGGGATTTTATAGCTGCAGGGTTGGATTTCACTCAAATTTATGGATTGGATCCAGTACAAGCATTATCTAGAACTTTGCAAGAAGCACAAAGTATCTACACAGCACAAGATCTTTTTGTGTTGCTGAATAACAGTGCAAATTATTCTACTGGCTATCAAGCAAAAGTCAGGATAGACGAGTGGATAACCACCAACACATATGTCAAACAAAATAACACAAGTATTTTGTTGGACCAATGGTTGTTGATAAGCTATGAGGCAGATAATGGAGCTGTGGATCGAGTGATTGCCTATTACAATCCTCAGGGAACACAATTACCTACCAACAGTCCATTGTTGATAAGTGGCTGTCAAGGTCAACTGTTGGGGGTTGATGGCCAAGGTTTCAACACCCAAGATACTTGGGACAAAACTGATTGGGACAATGTGCGAGGTTGGGACTATACTGAACAAAGTTTGGATCTTGTGGATCAAAACATATCAGACGGGCTTAGTCCCAGATATTGGATTTTTGTAGGGGATGGTACAACTACTACATTTAGTCTGCCCGTGGCACCACAAAATCCCAACCAACTAACCGTGTGGGTGAATGGCATAATCATTGCACAGTCAGGCAATTGGCATGTGCCCAATTGGGTCAGTCAAATTTATGTGCAGAATGGTGGTATCAATTATAGTATGAGTGATATTGTAAGCATTCAGGGAGGTACCTATACTAGGCCAGCACTGTTTGAGGTAACTGGTGTCTCAGTGTTGGGCACTATCACCAATTTGCAGATTGTGGATCCTGGAGAATATACAGTTGTGCCGCAAAATGGTGCTGTTCAGGTGAACGGAGGCACAGGTGTAAATGCTGCTGTGAGTGTGTTATGGGGAGGCACCAGCCTGGTGTTTGCCAGCGCTCCCAGCATCCCCTTACGTCCACGACCCAATGTATGGGTAGTAGAAAAAGGCAGCACATTCAATCCACAAGTAGAAAGCATGTTAAATATGACTTTTGATGGTGCTGGTTTGAACAGCCCACATCTGCAACCGGGACATCCAGAAGAACTGAATAAATCCTGGAACAGAGACAGTTTGATCATGGACGTTTACAATCAAGCTCAACCTGGTTATGGTAATTTGATTACCAAAGTTTACACATCAGATGGTTTGATCGACCAATTTGACATAGGACAACCCATTGTCAGCAACAATCAATTGTTTGTTTATGTGAATGGTCAGCCACAAATTTATGGTGTATCAAATGATTATGTGATTGCCTATGATACTATGCGAGTAGTATTTTTAGTGCCTCCTCCAGCAGGAAGATTGAGTATTGTGAGTGTGGGGTTTGGTGGTGCAAGTCAAGGATTGGGCTATTGGAGTATTACCAATGCTGGTACCAACTACAAAATTGGTGATAAAATCCAGTTACTGGGGGGCACACCTTATGACCCTTCAGTTACAGCAACCATGATTGTTAGTGCACTTAAGGCAGTGGGCACACAAATTATACAAGGCGGTCAAGATTATCAAATTGGAGATCTGCTGGAACTCAAATATGGCACCAGTAATGGAATTATGATTGTGCAAGTGAATGCTGTCACCAATAGTTTGGCAGTCAAAGGTATCATCAGTGGTGTGACTGTGATCAATGCAGGGTTTTATTACAGCGTCCCAGCCAGCAATTTTTGGTACACATCAGGCACAGGCACTGGGGCTAATATCAATCCCCTTTGGGGAGTTGCTGACATATATGCTGATCCCACTGTGGGATTTTTGGGCATTTATCAGAGCATTCCTGCTCAAGCCACCCAAGCAAGTGTTACTCCACCAGGTGGCACAGGATTTACATTACAATGGGGGCCCAGTAACATAAGGCAGCAAATTACCAAAACCTATAATGGCAGCAATGCCAGCTTGAAATTTAATTTGCCTATTGTCAATGCACAATTCTTGTTATTGATCAATGGTGCAGCTAGTGTGGGTTATACTTTGGATCCCACTGATCCTACAAATGTGCTTGTTAGTGTTCCATTGGTTGTGGGAGACACTCTTGCGGGTATAGTGTTCAATAGCACACTGTACAGTTTTATCAACACACAGACTATTGTTGTACCCAATCCTGCTGTGTTGAATTATACAATTACGTTGCCGCCGTTCTTGAGCGTGATGCAAAGTCAAAACGCTCTAGTATTTATCAATGGATACAAGCTCCGGCCGCCATATTTTTGGCAAGGCACTGGTGATGGAACAACCACAATTTTTGATGTGGGAGTAGCCACAGGTGCTAGTGTTTTGAATGCATGGGTCAATATCACTAGTATTACTAGTACTGCCATCATTGCAGGACCAGGCGCAAATCAAGTCACATTTGCCTCTGCACCGCCCCCAGGCAGCAAATTATTTGTTCAAGTGCAGTTGAATAATGAGTTTGTGATTCAATCTACTAATTTGACTTTGATTAACCCTCCCTCTTCAGGTGATATTATAACCGTTCAAACATTCAGTGAAGACAGTATCACCAGTTGGCGTAGCGACCGATTCCCAGGACATATGCCTGCTGTGTATACATTGAGCACGCTGGCCAGCAGTTATGGTAGTGTGCAAGTGTTTGTGAATGGGTTGTTGGTTGACCAAAATTGGGATTACACAGTGCTGTTTCAAAACAATCAAACCTTAATTCAGTTTGCTGACAATGTCACACACCTGCCCGCAGACACTGTGGAAATATATTATCCTACCCAGCCTCCAGCAGTGCCCAGTGTGGCATTTAGAATGTTCACAAACATTTATTCAGATACTCAATATCTGAGGCTGAGTGACCAGCACACAACCAGATTGGCTGAGAATTTCTTTCACACCAATACCACAATGTGGGTGGAAGATGGATCAGTATTGCCGGATGCAACCAATAGTAACCCAGGTGTCATCTGGATTGGAAGTGAACGTATTTTGTATGCAAATAAAGTGGCTGATCCCAGTGTGCAATTGCCTCAGCGAACTAGATTGGAGCAAATCACTCGAGGATCCATAGCTACAAGTGGGGGAATTCCTACAAGATTTTTGAGTGAATTTCACAATGGTGATAATCAAAGCATATACTTTGCCACCCAACTACCGGTAGTCAATTTATTTGTGTTTGTGGATGGTATTCCACAAACTTTGAATTCCAATTACCAAATTGTACAGGACCCTCCAGGTGTTGTGTCAGGAACATACATTAAATTTTCTAACGTCAGAAATGTGGATGGTGAAATTTTGTATGCAGAGGATGGTACAAGCATGCCACCCCCAGTGGGTAATAAAAACATTGTATTTGTAAGTAATTACAACAATTTCCTGCCTGCGAATTTGGTTTATGCCCAGGGCAGTGTTGTGAGAGATGGAAGTGCCAGGCAAAATATACCGGCAGGGTATATTTGGACTCCTGGAACCAGCCTGCAATATAGTGCAGAACCACAAACTCCTTTCTTGGTTCAACAACCTGGCACACGAATAGTTTAGGAGATTGATTAAATCATGAGCAACGATAACACCATAAATACAAACATGCAAAAAACAAACTCAACTTCCAACAACACTGTTGTAGATGATACACAAACTGTGATTGCCAGCAGTCATCTGCTGGTGCGTGAAAAAAACAGTCAACTAGTGTTGGTAAATCAACGTGGTAGCTAATATGCAAGATAACTTATACAACAAAATAACTGGTCATGTGTTGATACGGGATATACAAAGCCAAGAGATTTTGGTCAACAAATACAATGCAATAAATTTTGAAAATTTTAGCGTGTGTTTGGCTGCTGGTGCTGCCTATCAACCTGAAGGTTACATTTATGAAATGGTTTTTGGTAATGGCGCTGCAATTATTACTGGCACTGGCAGTATTAGTTACCTGCCGCCCAATGTGGTGGGTATGAATGCACAGTTGTATAATCAAACATACAGTCAAGTAATCAACAACATCTCCGCTGCTAATCCTGACCCCAACAACAATTTCATTCGAATCAATCACAGGCCAGGAAATTTTTATACAGATGTTATAGTCACTTGCTTGTTGGCCAACAATGTTCCAGTAAATCAGGATGCTTTTGATACAGCAACGGATATGACCAATGCTTATATGTTCAATGAACTGGGACTCAAGACCAAAAGCTCTAGTATTACTGGAGGATTGTTAATTTGTCATTTAGTTCACAATCCTGTACAAAAAAGCCTCAATCGAGAAATCGAAGTGATTTATACTATCAGAATACAAAGTGTGTGAGAATAAATTATGACATATGTGATCAACAATTACAATGGCACACCATTGGTGAGCATTGCCGATCGTACAGTAAATACAGATGCTACCAGTCTCAAACTACCTGGTAGAGATTATCCCAGGTATGGTGAACCTATTGTGGAAGACCTGGTGTGGATGCTGCAAAATTTTGCAGGCACCACTGCGCCCTTGCATCCTATCAATGGGCAAATTTGGTATGACAGTACCAACAAAAAAATCAAAATTTATGATGCTACTACTCTTGTATGGCTGGATACAGGTTTGCCCAGCTTTGGTACTTCGCCCCCCAGTATTCCTGTAAATGGGCAATTATGGTTTGACAGTGCTACCAAACAACTCAAAGTTTGGGACAGCACTCTTTGGAGAGTCATAGGCCCATTGGGTTCGGCCAACAGTACCGATCCAACAACATTGGGTGCAGTAACTTACACAGCATTGGATGCTATGAAAGCCGTGGATAATACAAGCACCAGTCATGATGTTTTGCGTATAACTGTGGGGGGCACAGTTTTGGGTGTGTGGAGTGAAGACTCTTTTGTGTGTGGCGCCAGCGCCATCCCAGGCAGTGGCTTGACAACTGTGGTCAAGGGACTTAATTTGGCCAACAGTGCACAATTTGCTGGAACTATCTCAAATGCAACTACTGCATCAAATGCACTTGCGTTTCAAAGTCTTGGCCTAAGTAATTTTTATCTCACTAACCAAACCAATCTACCCAGTGCAGACAACAGCTGGAACCTGGGCAGTGGCACTTTGCGTTATGCAAATGTATATGCAGTTAATTTTCAAGGCATTGCCACTAGTGCCTTATATGCAGATTTAGCAGAGAGATACCACAGCAATCAACCTCTGGATGAAGGCACAGTTGTAGAGTTGGGGGGAGAACACGAGATCACTCCCACAACTAGTATGGGCAGCACAGATGTTTTTGGAGTAATAAGCCTAAAACCTGCATTTGCCATGAACGCACAAGCTGGTGATGATGTCACATGGCCCTACGTGGCCCTTGTGGGTAGGGTGCCGGTCAAAGTTCAAGGCACTGTAAGCAAAGGCCAAAGACTGATGAGCAGTAATATTCCTGGAGTGGCACAAGCGTGGAATCCAGAATCTGGCTTCCTGTCCATCATAGGTCGTAGTTTGGAAAACAAAACCACTCAAAATATTACATTAGTGCTGATGGTGGTTGGTACCCGATAATGGCAATTGTGGGTGGTACTAAAATTGAAGCAATTGATTTTACTAGCATTGTGGGCACAAATGCCACCAACCAAGCTTTTCCAGATGAAAATTCCTCTGTGAACAAATTGAACGCCTTGTTTGGTGTTGGTTGGGGTTCTAGAGGAATGGGGCAAGTACCATTTGTGTATACCGCTGTGGGAGATGGCACAACACAAACTTTTGATATCAACACTGTTGTGGACCAATCTCTGCTGTTGGCCACTGTCAATCTCCAGAGTGTGGTCATAGAACAAGTCGTGGGTTCCAACGTTGTTCTTGCTAGTATACCACCCCTGGGCAGTCAAATAGCAATTTACGCACATGCGCCAGGTGCAGTTCTAAACACGCCTGTTTTGAGCAGTCATTGGCAGTTTACTCGCAATGCTGTTTACAAACTCAATCAATTTTTGGCTATAACAGACCCATCTTTGCCTAGTGCCAGCAACTATGATCAAGGCAATACAATCTCAGCTTTGAATTATAATTGGTTACAAGCAGTAATCAACATTGATCAATCTCGTGACCAAATACCATTGGCAAATTTAATAACCACTCCATTGTTTACCAACACTCGCACAAGTTCTTGGTTTGGGTTTGTACAATTGGAATTTGATGTAAATTTCTCCAGCGAAGATCACGCCAGATGGTTTTTTAATGCAGGCGGCGCCATCAACATCACACCATCCTTTGTGCCTCTGGGAAGTGATCAGCGTAGTGCTAGTTGGCGCACATTGTTGGATGGCACCAACCCCTCCAACACCAATTTTGCAGGTGGGTGCAGTATTCAAGCCAACCAAACTGTCCGCACAAATGGGCAAGGGGGCACATTCAACACCAGTGGTTGGTATCAATTGACAAGATCAATTAGTAACCTAATTCAAGATTTCAGATGTAGCCAGTTAAATCTGCCCATTTACAATGATTATAGCAACAATCAGTACACCGTTAGTGTAATTCCCAGCAATGGATCAGGTCAAAATGGAGGTAATGGTAGAACATTAAAAATACAAATTACTTTTACTGACACTACTGGTACGCAACAACAACCAGTTCAAGGAACATTGAGTGTGGATGTGAGTCTACGTTATTCCAATCCTGTCCTTATGATGATCAGTAATCCTACTGTTCAAATAGCTACTAATTTAAGCCAGGGGGGTGGCACTGGTCAGGGAGGAAATACCCAAACATATGCATTTACTGATAATATAACTTCCACCACACTCAACTACAATTTGCTTGCTCAAGCTGTTGCACGTGGATATACCGGTGCATATAGCACTTTGCCATTGCAAGCTGTGGTGAATATTGCTGAAGGAATAATTGTAGGCAGTTCCACACTGAGTGCAGCATTTACTGTGCCCAATCTTGTGTCGGGTAGCACAGTTGTCATCAACAATCAAGGATACATTCTAGGCAAAGGTGGAGATGGAGGTGTGGGAACTAGAGATAGCGCTGCTGGGGCTGGTACTCCAGGTGGTCTAGCTTTGTTGTTACAGCACAACACTCGGATCAACAACCTTGGTATTATTGGTGGAGGCGGTGGTGGCGGAGGTGGTGGTACTGCCACCAGTGGTGGCCCTCCCTGGGAGAATTGGGGTGGAAGTGGTGGTGGTGGCGCAGGTTGGCAACCGGGGTTGGCTGGCGCACCTGCTCAAACAGCCAATGTTCCCGCAAGTGATGGTGGTTTAGAACTAGGTGGATTGGCTGGTCAACCTATTAGAGAAATAAATTTTAATGGCATAGACAGTGCAACTATCATTTGGCAAGCAGGATTGGGTGGAAACGGAGGTAATCTGGGCAGCAACGGTGTTTCAGGACAAAATGGCTGGTATGATAGCGGGGGTTATGTGGCTGGAGCAGGTGGCACTGCAGGGGCAGCAATCAATGGCCAATCTTATATACAAACAGGCAGTAATTTGGGAGATATACGAGGAGCTCAAACATGACCTACACAGCTGGCCAAACAATCCAAGCATCTGACTTGGTTGCATTTGTGGGAAATCCCACCAATACTCAAGCCTATCCAAATGCACTAGCATGTGCTAATAAAATCGCCGCCATATATGGTATAGGCTATGGTAACTATGGTTATGGCCAGTCCCCTTTTGTTCTAGCTGTTCCCAATGCAGGTCAACAAATATTATCTCAAGACTGGTTCAATTTATTAATGGCTGTAAAAACAGTAGGACTACATACAAATACCAATCTTAGTCCGTATAATTTACCTTTGTTTGCATTGCCTACAACTAATTATCTAGCACAAGGAAACAAAGTTGCTACTAGCAATGTGGAATTTACCCCTCCAGGAGTAGTTTATAATTGGTCAGGTGCAATCACAGCATTGAGTACTAACCGAACATCAGTAGATTCTAGTCGTATGACTCAAGAAGCAACACCCAGTTTGCTTAGTGCTAGAACAGCTCAATTCTCTAGTAATATTGAGCATGAATTTACAGCAACATTTGCCAGTGTAGATGCAGCCAGATTCTTTTTCAATACAAATGGACAAATTCGTCTAACAGCATTTATTGACAATGGTACATATTCAGGGGAAAATCTTGTATGGGCAACATTCTTAAATTCAGGTTTGACTAACTTGGGATATTGGAGCATGGGTGCTACTAGCACATCCCAAACAGGAGGTACAAGTGCGCCCACTCCTGGTTTTGGTTATTACAATTTGACTACTAGTTACCAGGATCTTTTAACAACAACTTTTGGTAGTGGTCCACCCACATATACAATTAAATTACAAGCAAAAACTGATGGTCTTACCAGCAACGGTGGTAATGGTAGCATCATCACTTTCAAATTCAGCTTTGATCCCAATTCACAGAATATTACTGTGCCATTACATAGTCAAGTTTATAATTACAGACCAAAAAATGCACAAGAGTTGGCTACTAACGAAGCTTATCCTGTGACAGTGGGTGTAGCCAATTACCAAACTGTAACAGAATTGTCAAGTGTGCCTGGTCCAGCTTATTGGACTTGGACTGACACGTTGAGTGGTCGCAACTTCAATTATAATGTAATGCAAAGAGCGCAATATTTGGGTTATGATCCTAGTACCAATTTACCATTGGACTTAACTGTAATTTTATCTGCCGGAACAGAATTATTGAGTGCTGATTGGCAGTTGGGTAGTTTCTATGCACCAAGTGATATTCCAGCCACAAGTAAAATTACTCTGGTAGTACAGGCTGGTGCTGTTGTTGCCGGGCGAGGCGGTCAGGGTGGTGAGGGAGCTCCCAGTGGGGTATGTGGTTGCTTGCCAGGACAACCAGGAGCTTCAGGAGGTCCTGCACTGCGATTGGAATTCAATACCAAAGTTATCAACTATGGAATAATTGGTGGCGGCGGTGGTGGTGGCGGCGGTGGCGGTGCAGAATGTGCCTATATTTGGAATGCCAGTGCTGGTGGTGGCGGTGGCGGAGCTGGTACTGATGTCAATGGTGGACAATCAAATACATGTGGGGTAACAGCAGGACGAAATGGCCAAGCTGGACAGCCAGGCACAATTCTAATGGGTGGCACTGGTGGAAATGCTGGCAATCTTTACACTGCCAGGGGTGGCAATGGAGGGGACCTGGGTTTGCCAGGTTTGCCTGGACAATCTATCCATGCTCCTGGAGGTGCAGGTGGTGCTCCAGGAAATGCTATTGAAGGAACCAACTACCTTGACAGTGGCAGCCAACTGGGTGATTTAAGAGGCGATCAAGTCCCAGCTTAGATTCCATTGATTTTGAAATTCTACCAATTCTCTTTTACTAAGCTTAAAAAATTCACACATGTTATCTTTACTTTCAAAAGTCATGCAAATAATATTCCAGGCTTGCGCAAAACTAATTTTGTGCTGATTGCTCGTTTGGATTATTTCCTGCAATAGATTTCGGTCCATGCGGCTGAGTGTAGAGCTGTATAGCACATAATCTTCAAATGCTTGGAAAGCATGAGGACAAAGCTGCTTTACATATTTGGCAAATGCTTGGGCATAATCTTGTATCTCTTGTTGAGCATGGGAATCAGCACGCAACATGAGATACCTAAACAAGTTGTTAAGATCAATCTTCCAATAAAATTCTGTGTAATTGTTGAGTGGTAGAATAATCCTAGCCAGTTCCCTGCTCAATCCCTGTCTATTTTCCAATTGGTAATCACGACCCTGACTGTCATTAATCAAGCTTAGATAATCTTTGTAAGCCTCTTGGCTGCTGCGTTGAATAGTATTGTGCACCATCTCAGCTTCTAGACTTCCCAGCTCAGTGCCACTTCCTTGCTTGTTAACACTGCTTTGGCTTTGCAGTCTATGAGCAGGGGGGAAATAAAATTCATCAGTCATTATGCTATATCTACCACTGTATTCGTTCACATTGGCAGTACGATGTCTAATGTGTTGACGCATGATAAAAATGGGCATCTTGACATGGAATTTGAATTCAACCATTTCAAAAACACTTGTATGATGTCTGCGCATAAGATATCGTATAAGTGCATTATCGGAACTGGCTGTTTTAGTACCCTTACCATAGCTTGTTCGTGCTGCTTGAACAATGGAACTGTCATCGCCCATGTGATCAACTAGACCAACAAACCCATGATCCAAAACTTGTATGTAATTAGGGTCGTTGATGACATCTGATAGTAAAGTCATTTAATATTGCCTTTGTGAGAATACTATAGATTAAACAATGACAAATTTTTTGTCAATTGTTATGATGGCGGTACACTGGCTGGGCGTTGTGGCAATTTTTTGAGAGCTCTTTGTTGCTTTTGCTGTTGCTTACTTCGGGGATGTCTTCGAGCAGTTTTGTTGAGCAATTTGTTTGTGAAAATGTTTACATCGTGTTTGATTCTATCAAAATCCAAAACCACTTTACAGCTGGCAACCACCATGTCTTGCGGATCCAAATGTCTTTCGTGATCCATTATGTTTACAAATTCTACTCCATTCAATTTGTATTTTTGACCAGTGTGAGTTATAATTTCGGCTTTTTTGATATACTGTGGTTCAGGTTCTACATGCAGCAGAATGTTGTTGAAAATATTTTCCCATTCTTGGTCCTCAGGTGTTTTGCGTCTGGCCATCACTGTTTCCTGGCTGATGTTTGTGAATATTTAATATTAAACGTCAACAACAATCACAAAGAAATTCTTTGTGATTGTCTAGAAGAATATCAAACAAAATCTAGGCTGTTTTTTTGTTGGTTTTTTTCACAGGTTTGGCACGTGGAGATTGGGACAAAGCTTCTGCGTTGAGACTACTGGGTTTTTGGGTTGTTTTAATAGTGGGTTTCAAACTAGGATCCATACGATAGGCTTGTTCTCGTTTGCCTGCAGCATCTGCTTCAAGAAGTCGTGCCATTTCCAACAATGCCTGTGCGTCCCCCCTAAGACCTTCAGCAGTTGTTCCCAATTGATTACTTTGATGAACATTGAATCGTTTGAGATCGGCTGCAACAGCTGCTTTGGTTTCTGGATCCAACTCATCAAACCCCAGGGGCTGTTGGTCTTCTTGCATGGCTTCCAGAACCTGCGGCAAGGGCCAATAAACTCCACTTCTGGGGGTCATAGTCACATTTGTAACCGGTGTTTTCATTAATCGGTTGGCCTGATGGAATTTTTGCAAAAGTGTAACACCACTACCATCTGGACTGGGTCTGCGGGCCAACACATCAGCCAAATTTTTACTTTGTTGAGCCTCGGTGCTTTCTACAATCTTGCGCAAGGCTTCATTGAAGATGTCAGGTAGTGCGTCAGTGTCTATAACCAGTGCATGGTTTTTGTCTTCTGGCAAGCTCATGAAAACCACAGCCACATGTTTGCCTGTGTTATTGAGCTGACCTGTATGTTTTAGCATGCCTTCGAACATTTATACTCCTTGTATTTCTGATAATTGATGTTGTTCTGCATATTCTACAAATTTTTCTAGATTTTGATACAACTGGCCCACACTGGCCAGTTCACCGCCTCGAAATGATCCGCGTTGTGTGCACAAATCAATCAACACTAAAACATTTTTGATATCTTGTATAGTAAGTGTTGTTGTATTTTCCTGGTTCATACCAGAGTCTCCTTGAATGTTGTTAGGCTCTAATTATAATTAGATTTTCCAATTTTAAAGCAAAAAACATTTGATATCTATAATCCATGTGAAAGGATTTCAATTAATTTGGGTGGCCATCCAATATATGGAATCCAACTTTCATGAGGAATTCTCACTGGTTGATTTTTAACTTTGGTTACTAATTCGCCATAGGTGGGTTTATATGGCTCCTTCAAGGGCCGAATATGTGTTTTGTTACCTTTTTGTGTATTGCATGGTTGACAACTCATGACAATATTCAAATAATTGGTTTTTCCTCCCTTGCTTTTGGGTAACACATGTTCCATGGTGAGTTTTTTGAACTCAAACCTTTGAGCACAATATTGACATGTGTATTCATCTCTCAAACACAATGTATATTTGCTGAATCTCACTCCCCTGCTTGTTTTCACATATTTTTTGTTGACCACAATGCTGGGAACTTGCAAGCTCACACTAGGACTGTGAACAAACCAGTCCTTATACATATCTAGGCATTGCACTTGCCCAAGATACACTAATTTGATTGCATCCCTCCAGCTTAGTGTGCTCAAAGGCAGCACACTCATGGGAGAATAATCGGCATTGAGGTACAGCACATCACACATGATTTAACCTGTGACAAATTTTATGGGTTGTGCATGGTTTTGTAGAATATCAATTTCCACAGCACTCAAACATCCTCCCTTGCTACTGCCTGTGTCAGTGCAAATAACTCTACCGCCCTGAGATCCATGTTTGAACACAACTTGGCATTTGTCGTGATCCAACCAATCATGACCAACCACCACGTTATGACCATGAGGAACCAGATCCACCCACTTCCAAGTGCGCAAAGGATATCCAGAACTGTTGGTTTGGTTATTGACTACTTCACCAAAATATGCTAATTCACCCATCACACCAGGCAGCCTATGGCAATGTTTGTGCCACATATCGGGGTTTGCTGCTCCATGTACAAACATCCAATTGTTGATCACCCAATGCTGGGTGCTGGAATTTTCCAAAGTTTGCCAAGCACTGTGAAACCTGGATTTACTTGAGCAATTCAAAGCTTGAATTTCTCTGATCGTGCATAGATTGGCCTCACTGAGAGTACCTCTGTAATTCTTGCCCCAATCTCTTTGAATCCATTTGCTGATTTTGCGCTCATGGTTGCCCCAAATCATGTGAGCCTGACCCTGTTGAACAGATTGGTAAGCTAATTTTACACATTTGAGGTTTTGTGCACCATAGTCCACAACATCTCCCAACCAAACAACAAACTGTTGGTTCTGTTGAGCATGAGATAACGCCTGCTGCATGGCAGCATAATTGCCATGTACATCACCCACAGCCAAAATTTTGTAGGGAGGTTTGGGCTTTGAAAACAATTGAAGAACTTCCTTGCCAGGCACAACCACACAATGGGCCAGCTTGCTCAATTGACTTTTGATTTGATTTTGAACATGAAATTGTGGACAATTGGAATCACATGTGTTTACATAGTACAAACAAACTCCATGTCTGTAAGCAAGATCAGCGTATTCGATTACTTCAGCCAATCTAAAACTGCCTTTGACCACTGCTGGTTGGCCATTGTTCAAGAGAAGCTGAGCACTGTTCCACACATGGTCATATATTTGTTTGTCTCGTAGGTGATTGTCTGTTCGCCCTGTCAGCAGATACCTCTGCTGGGTAATATCCAGCAGACAACCAGCCTCACCAGTGGTGTTGACAAAATGTGCCTGTTCACATGTACATCTGCTGCTTGCATTCAAAATCAAGCTATGTGGAAAAATATTCATCATGTCTAATAATAGCACACTAGAACAAACAGTCAATCATGCTGTCTTCCTATGACTACCAACCTTGTAGCAGATCCCATACACTGTGACACACATATGACAACATGCCCAATTGAGTGACAAAACTGATGCCAAAAAAGGCACTACTGCTCCAAATACATCCACTCCAGGACAGGACCCAATCGGCCACCATAGCACTAATCAAAAACATAGCAAAAACAGTTACACAAATTGTAGCATATTTGAGCATGCTTTTCATTAACTATCCTTTTATCCTGTGTGTGGTTTATTTATCTCCCGTTGCGGAAAACCAGGTGCCTTTGCGCACTGGATGGATAGCGGCAATTAGTTTTTCGCTGCGCAAGCCTGTTGTGGATAGAGCCCAACAGATACTTTAACTGTGAACTACTATTGGTCTAAACACCAACAGCCTCCTGCTTGATCGTAGTGGCTGACATCAGACCCCAATGAGTGAGAATATCTGTGACCACATCCACAGGCGCAGGGGGCAGTTTCTGCTGTGGAGTTTGATAGGTCCTATATTTGTATTAAATAATATGGCAACTAGATTATATCAATATTTATACCACTCGCTATCCATCCACTGGCTTTCAAGCCAGTGGTCTTCCGCTCGAAATAATAAATATGCTATGCACTGGTTGATTGCCTTTTTTCTGCTGATTGCTTGGAGTAGACCTGTTCAATTGGAACACACTGAAACTCCTAGTTATCATTCACTATCTGCCTTGGCTACGTGTCTTAGTGTCATAGAGGTACAAATATCATTCACAGCCCATCGCATAGAACTTGCTCCACACATTATTGTTTGGGCAAACACCTTGGACCTTTATAATAATATGATCAAAGAGATCTATAGTGAAAGTGCACAACATGTGATTGTAGAAGAATATCAATCTATGAAAAAAGATTTGATAATAGCTCTCATGCATTATGACCAGGATCAGGTGCTGGAACTTGTGCAAAATTTTGTTTTGATTAGAGAACAATGCATATACCTGGTCAGCTACTCCTCTTGAACAACCACATGCACTAGATGCCCAACAAAGCAGATAATTGGCAACTTGTGCATGGGAGGATAAACATGATCAAGAACAGCCATCTGTGAGATTAGGCAGGACTCCTCTGTGAGAAATATGTAGGCACATAACTACTGGGTTAGCTCCCAAAACCCATGCGAAATTTTTGGACAGGTAGTTCTTGAGGATTCTGAAACAGTTGTGCCAAGCTCCAAGAATTTTGCGCCCGCCAATCACGGTCTGGCAAACCTGCTGCTAGTGCTGCCTGTTCAGCTTCTGCACTGGTGAGTTCTCGAAACTCAACGCTGGCAAAACACCGACCAGGACGCAGTAGAGCAGCATCAATCTTGCTTACCTGAGTGATGTTGCTTGTGAAAATCATTTTTTTGTTGATGATTTTGATCAAGCCATCGCTCACATTCAAAAACTTGCTCATCATTTCGTTGTCACCATCTTCCCTGGGAGCCAAAAACACATCTGCATCCTCCACAATCAAGGCATTATGTTCCTCATCAGTGAGATAGTTGATGAAGAACTCATCATCCTTGAGGATGCGATCATCGTAAGTAACCATTGCACTGATGTTATGACTCACCAGCATGTGCCTGAGGAAGCTGGTTTTGCCAGTACCTGGGGGACCATACAACACCAACACACTGGCACTGGATGAATAAAAGTCATTGACAAACTGATCCACTCCTTGTTTGAACCATGGATAAAATTCATTGTGCAACTTCTGGCCCAGACCTGTCACGTGCATACTTGCACAATCATTACCACGGCCGGTTTTGTAATACCAGCTGATTTTGACCAGTTTCTTACCGTGCAGGCGTTCTTGTAGATTTTCTCTTAGGCGAGTTACTTGCTCTTCTGCACCGTAAATTTCAAGTACAAAAGTAACAATATTATTGCGGCTGTAGCGATATCCGTTGTCATAACACATCACCAACAGGTTGTCTTGTGCATCAGTCACATAGAACTCACGCCTATGAAAAAAATTAGCCTTGATATTAGTGTAGAACTGCTTAAACGTTTCTTTGACTGCATGGAACATTTGCAGTTCAGTTTCTTTGCAGTCAATCTCAAACCGTGCCACAATAACTTCCGGAACCTTGCATTTGTTCCAAAATTCATTGATCACGCTACAACTGAGAGCATCACTGTGCCCTTCAGTGTAGAAAAAGCTTTCCAGCATGGGAGGACGATACATTCTATTACCCTTTAACATTATTTTATTCAGTTTATTGAAGAAATTCCATCCGTCAACATTTGTTTAGGGTTCATGGTTCTCCTGATCATATTCCCAAGCTGTGAGACTGACCACAGTCATGTAATTAGTCCATGCTTCTCTTATGCCAGGAAATCTTTTTTGGAGTTCATCATGTTTGTAAGCTGCGTGCAGCTGATGCAAGATTGTTTGGAAGTCAGTTTCACTTATTGTGATGTCATACAACTGCTCTGTTTTCACCATTGGTATTGTGATGTCATACAACTGCTCTGTTTTCACCATTGGTGGTAAGGTAGATTCGTGCAAGCTTACCAGTTGTTGATAGCCTTTTACACTTGCGTTGAACTCCTGTGTAAACCAATCCAACTCTCGAGAATAAATTTGTGCCATATGTTAGCTCCATGTCAAAAGGAAATTCACTGCGTGTGAGTAGTTTCTAAACCAAAATTCTTGATAAACATTTGTGCAAATCACACCTGTGCTCCAATTGTGAATAGGATCAGGTTCACCAGCAATTTTGTGACAATATTCAATCAAATGTGGATCATGCACTGTGTTGGTAGTTGGCAACCTCACGATATGATATGTGATCCCAGCACAGTCAAAGTCATAAAAACATTCGCTCCTCAAAAAAGTATCCTTGCGGGTCATATGTGTTGACACTTGATCAATCTGTGGGGATCAAACAGACCTCATGTGGACACCATTGTAGAACTGATAGCCAAAAACCAAATTAAATTGAACTTGAGTCAGTTGATCCCAAGGCCATCTAATACCCAATTTGTTCATCCATTCATCCACATCTTGTGTAATATCAACATCCCATATATACCAACGGGGTTTGCCGTTTGCTGGTATGATTGCTGGACCATCCATTCTATGCCTTTGCCCTTGACAATACCATTGTGTCAGTTGCTCAGGCCCATCATATAAAATCACCACATGTGATTTGTGCAATGGATAATCTTGATACCCTTGATCAGATTTTGCTTGAGATAATCTGTTTGGGTCCTGCACATCCTGCTTGACCCATAATTCTATTCCTGTATTTGGATCAATAATTTGTCTGTAGCAATCACTCATTGGCATGCTAGTTTAGCAGATAGTCAGACTAATGTCTATATGCTCTCAAGGTTATGGGAAAAGGTTCCACCCCAAGTCAAATGGAACATGATAGCATCTTTGTGAAATTGAAACATAAACCGCCTGCTATAACATCTGACAAGGCCCACATAGATTGGACCTGCATAATATGTGGCTCCTCGGGTGTTAGGCCAACACTGATAACACCAAGTATACGCCTGTTCCAAACGGAGGCTGTCTGGTGAATGCAATACCACAATATATTCAAGCTTAGCCACGTTGCTGTTCACACCCCTGGCATATCCATGCTATGTCCACATTGGGGGCACTTCCAAACGTCTTCAAGTGTGACAATGTGACAGTTTCGTTATTGATCAAATGTCCTCCTGGATCACTCAGAGCATGTTTAAGATAGTCTGGAATAGTTGGACCAATGGCAATGCCCTGGTTCATAGCCACATGGCATCGGTAGCAAGTGGGGATCAATTTATGGTTCACCTTATCAAATCTCATGTGAAGTCTGAGTGATTAGACGTGCTGCAACCTGCTCTGCCATATGAACATACCATGGCCAGCCATCAATATTCTCAAAATACCAGTCACTAGTAGAGGTAGGCAACGGCACAGCACAGGGCTCTAATCCTCGATATTCATTATAGCCCCACACGATAGGGCCGTATATTGCATCTGTGAGGATCTTGCAACATACCATGGTGGGAAAGCAAGCCACGGCATAGACACACCACAACGGTTTGCCCACGATCCCAGGATCATTTGGATCAACCAACATCACTCATTCTCCTGTGATTCATCCTTGTATTTCAGGCCACCCCATAGATATCGAACGGAATCAACTCTGGTTTGGGTGCCCAGATTCTTGCGGATCAGCTCTAGCACTGCCGTTGGGAAATCAAATTCACTATTATCCCAGGCCTGAAAAATCATTCCCCTGAGGCTGGAATCCATGGTGGGAGCCCATTCAATAGCAAACTTCTTGCGATCAGTACCAAACAAGCTTTTGGCATCCATATAAACCAGCTGCCACTTGCCAATGGTGTCCTGCACACCCTGCCAAAAATCCCGTTCATAGGTTTCCACACGAGTGAGATCTTCTCTGGGCAAATAGCTCTTGATGTCGTCCAGCTTTTGGTCCAAGATCATCTCAATCAAGCCCTTTTCATGGATCAGATTATCCTTGGCTCGATGGATCCTCACATAAGAATCAGCCTTGAGCTTGACCATGTGTCCATCATGCCAGCGGATAATACAGCCTTCCTGATCTTCCAGTGCCCGTGTGTCATTCACCAGTTGCTGCATGCTTTCCACAGTTCCTGCATATGCTCGCACCAAATCCAAGCCATACTCACCAGCCAGCTCTTGCATCTGCTGATAGGTGAGATATTCACCAGTCAACACATGGCGAACTGCAATCAGCACCAGCCTGTCCTCAGGATAGTCTATCACAATCCGTTGCTGACGACTACACCATTCAAATATGGGCGTATATCCAGCGCCAATCGCACCTAGGATGAACGTATTGATGTTGGGTTTGTTGGCCACGTATGTCTCAGCTTGTTGTGCCACATCTGTGATTCCCATTCGGGTGCCCAACCGATAGGTGCCACCTGTGGTGGGAATGGGACGAATCATACTTCCATCCATTTTATCTAATATGATATGGGGTTTGCTGAGATCAATGTTCTCCAACAAAGTCTCCCGTCGTTCTCCTGCATTCCAAAATTTATGCAGGGGGCGAGACACCAATTCTCCCTGTTTGTTAAAGCACAATCCTCTGCATTCTCGGCGAATTGCATGATGCATTGCCAGCTCAGGCCCATCCTGGCTGAGTACTTCCGGAAACATATCAGGACCCATCTGCACATAGTTCACCACAGTGCCCCAGTCACGCTGGGCAACAATAAATCCCTCCACTCCCTGGATGGCAGCCAGCACTTGATCAATGTGGGTGATTTCAGGAAACTTATAGTGCATGATCAATCCCTTATGATTGCTATAATATAGCACACTCTTGGATCATGTCAATCAGTCGTTGTCATCAAATCCATTGGCAGGTCTCTCTGGGACAGGTACCAATCCCATTGATCCTTGCCTATAGATATGAGGATTTTTTCTTGTCTACAAGGATGTTCATGTACCTGGTCTTTCAGCACATCCAGAAGATCTTAAAATCACTGCTGGATCGTGGCATCTGACATGACCTATATGGGCATGTCCACAAGCCGATGACCTGTGGTTCCACACATGAATTATTTTCTTGCCTTCTTGCCTCTACCCAATGCCTGCACATCTGGCACCCTGGGATCCCGCTTGTCACGTGCGTTTTTGCTAACGATCCTACCCACCTGTTTGTCCCGTATGGCCTTCTCAGCCTGATGTGGGGTCTTGAAACTGTCACCAGTCAGCTTGTCTACAATTTGGCCATCTTTGGTCATTTCAAATCTTTCATCACCAGCCAATTCCTTGAGCAGTTTGCCCATTTCAACCAAATTTCTGAATATGGGTTTGCCTGAAGGGTTTTCCACCTTGAGTCGGGCCTTGACAAGCACATTATCGGGGTTGTCTTTTTCATGTACAATAATGGTGGGCGTGGCCAGTGCAGTGGCTGATGTCCGGATGCTGGCTGCCAGATCCAGTTGATCCAGTTTCTCTTCCAAATTGTCAAAGTTGATTTGATCATAGCCTGCAATGGTGGGTGCATTCTTGAGTGCAATTAAAACTACATCCTTGTCTGAACCTCTTGCAAAATGTTGTATGCCTCTGGCCAAATCCGTCACCCAGTGAGCTTCTGTGGTGTTGTTGGATGTCTTCAATTTACGATTTAGTTCATCTTTGACCCACAAATATGCTTTGCTGGCAGCTTGTACAGGTTGTCCACTGTCCCATTCCTTTTGGATGCTGGCAGGCAGTGTGACGCCAAACAGGGCATGCATGAATTCTTTGACAGTTGCAAAGCTTGTGCCATATCTCTGGCCAAACTGTGCAACATCTGCTGCCTTGAGGCTGATATTCAGTTTCACAGGCTTGCCGTCAATTTTCACTCTCACATCCACTTTGGTGCCTGTTTGTTCACTCAAACCGTCACTTGTGATTTCCACATGATTGGCTTGGGGATCATTCAGAATGTGGTCAATCTGTTCTTGCATCTGTTTGTTCTTGTTTGCAAACAGTTGGGCGCTTTTTAATGCACCAATATAGCCTGACCTATCTTCACTCATTAGTGCATCCATGGTGATCTTGTCCAGTTTGATCTCCAGTTTGATTTTGTTGCCCTGCTCAGTGGTGTTATATGTGGCTCTTGCAATAGGAGCCTTCTTGCCCTGTTGAATATATTCCAGTTTGCCGCCTTGCCTGTTGTTCTTGATGTTGTTGAGAATCTTAACAATATCTTGTTCTGTGACTAATTTGTTGGTCACAAAGCGAGCTGTAATAGCCACCCCCAATAAACCTTCTGCCAAATTACCCACATTAAATCCCTTGACTCCTGCGCCTCCTCCGAATTCCTTGGTTTTTTTGAGGTTACCAATTGCCATGCTTTGCCCATCCAGGGTTCGCACTATGATCTTGGAAAATTTCTCCCCAGCCAACAGTCTGTCAAATGTATCTTTCAGTTGATCATGACTGTGAGGATCTATCAAAACCTGTTCGCCTGTGCGTTCCACTGTGAAGGGGAGTTGTTCCTTGACCATGTTCAGAAATTTCTGTATTCGCCAAGGACGCCGTATGAGGGCACTAGCATCCAAACCAGATTCTGTGATGGATGGATGGGGTCTAAGTTGGTAGATTCGCATGTGATCATCTCTTTTGGCATATTTATTATTTCGAGAGGAAGTCCACTGGCTTTCAAGCCAGTGAATGGATAGCAAGTGGTATAAATATTGATATAATCTAGTTGCGTCATAGTTATTGAGATCATATATTTCCATAACTGATCTTATATTTTTTTAACAGAGGGACTATATGCTCCTCTGTTGCGGATATTGATAGCGCCATTCAAGTCAGCATCTAT